CATTTCTTCACAGAAAGCGTTGATTGCGTCCATGATGGTTTTTTTATGTCCGTCTATTTGGCATATGTATCTGTTCATGATTTTCTCCTTTTGCTGTTAACCTACGGGTATTCTCTCGCTGTTAAACTCCATGAGCTATAATAAACAAGAAAGTAACACTTGTCCAGAAAAAAATTTCAGAACTGCAATTTTTTTTTGTTGACATATACAAATACGTTATATAGCTTCGTACGTTATAGAGGGGCACACGTTTATTGTTTTAAAGTCTCAGAAATTCATTTCCATCGGCGTATCCACACGCAATCCTATTTCGGTATCTAAGTAGATAACAAATAAGCGCCAACCAAGAAGCGACTAAAGTTGTCGCTTTTTTTTTGCGATAAATATAACACAAACGTTATTTTTTCTATGGACAGATGGACAGTATTGTTATATTATGTAGACAGGTGAAACGAATCCCAAGAGCGAAAGGAGGTGATAGATATGGCGACAAGGACGGTTCATTACTATAGCGCATCGTCATGCAAGATACTCTGTGAGCACGAATCGCGACCAGCATGGGAGTATCGACGGTATGACCTTACCAACCAGATTCCAAGAGTGACGTGCGCGACCTGCAGGAGCAAGCTGGCGTCAAGAGAGCGCAAGAGAGCGCCGGTGTCAAGAGCAGACCTGCAGAGACTTCAGTCACGGTTCAGAGGTGCAGCATGAGAGTTATCGAGGGACAGATATTCATGGGCATGAGCTTGACAATGGCAGGCTAGACCTTCGCGACAGAAAGACGCTGTAAATAAAAGGGGGGTACTGTATGGCGTTCTTAGAATTTCCACCAGACTCGCAAACTTGTATCTACACCAAACAGAGGGCGAAGATTCAGTTTGCCGTCTGCTGCTCTGATAGATGCAGAGCGCCTAAGTTTGCAGCGCTCACGGAAGACTTATTAAAAAAAATAGGTTCTTGGTGAGGTTATCCCCGTATTCAACACTACTATTACTATTACAATCTAAAAAAAATAAGAGAAGGAGATATGTATGAAGTTTTCCATGGACAAACAAATCCTCTCTGAATGTCTAAAAAAATTTCAGGGCATTATTGAAAAAAATCCTGTGGTTCCCATAGCCGCAAGCCTTCTTCTGGAAGCAAAAGACAATGAGCTGGTAATTAGCGCAACAAATTTTGAAGTGGGCATAATCGTCAGGAAGAATCTGCCGGTGATGGAAAAAGGAACCATCGTTGTGGACGGGCAGAAATTTACTGAAATAGTGAGTCAAATGCCGGAGGGGGAGATTAACTTGGAACGAAAGGATGATGGATGGATCACGCTCAGGCACGGGAAAAACATTCAGTTCAATCTGGCGGTGCTCTCGGATGAGAAAGTACCCCCCATCAAGGTTGATGAAAAGGTTAGGTACGGTGAGATTGAAGCGGGTATGCTGGCCGATCTCTTTAAAAAAACCGTTTATGCGGTTTCGGATGATCGGACACGAGATGTGTTGAGGGGCGTATTGATAGAGGGGGAAAAAAACAAGGTGAGAATGGTTGCGACCGACGGTCACCGCTTGGCCCTGGTGGAAAAGGATGATGTGTTGATTGCCGGCGCTGAGCTTAAAAAGGGGACGATTGTGCCCAAAAGAGGGGCAAAGGAAATAAGAAGGTTGGCCCAGGAATTAAAAAATGATGCGGTGGTAAAAGTCGGTTTCAGCGATAAAAATGTAACCATTACCGAAGGAGGGGAGACGCTGATTGTACGACTGATTGAGGGTGAGTTTCCGGATTATGCCATAGCGATTCCGAAAGACAACGCAAACAGGATAATGGTGAAGATAAAATTATTTATGGATGCCTTGAAGCGGGTCACGCTGCTGGCCGATGAGGAAACAAGGGTGGTGAAGTTTCTTTGCAGGGATGGGGTGATGATTATTTCATCGAAAAAACTCGGGGTGGGAGAGGCGATGGAAGAGTTGGAGGTGGAATGTGAGGGTGATGCGGTTGAATTCGGTTTGAACAGCAGGTATATTTTGGATGTACTGAACACCCTCGAGGATGAGGATGTGGTGATTGAGGTAAAAGACGGGCAGACCCCGATACTGTTTAAGGAGAAGGGACAGGAAAACACACTTTCGATCATAATGCCCATGATGATCTGATGCGGCGTTTAATGAAACCGCCTGAGCAAAGTTTTACCTGCGTGCCCGCGGATATGATGAATACTGTATAAACAACCCCCGCACCATCATCTCATAACCCGCTTTTTAAAATCGATAAGCTGCCAGCGTGTCTCGCGCTTCGCAATCAATGGATAATGGAGCGCAACGATGGAAAACTTACGAGAACACATAAAGCGGATAAACAAGTATCGAGCGTACGCGCTGAACGTGACGGACGCAGAACTATCAGAAGGAGGAAATCAGATGATTAACGTGTCAAGCGAAGACATCGCAAGAATCACCAGCGGCATCGACATGATTCTCAATCGTAATGATGCAGAATTCAACCCGCGTGAAACGGGGGTGCTTCTGCTCGCACAGAAGCTGCTCACCAATATCTGCTGGCATGGCGGCATCGCCATAGATGACAAGGTAATCGGCTGCATTAACGGCGGCACAAGCAGAATGGAGGTGCATCATGTGCTTATCAGATAAGATAGTAATCGCCCTGACGATTTTCGCCATCACACTACTGACCGTGCGCATAGCCGCATCGCTTTTATGGGGGATTTAATCATGCCTAAGACACATTATATCTGCCCGGATAAAGAAGTTATCAAGATTGAAGACTGCCTCAAGAAAGGCGGGTGTCGTCTCGGGGAGCGATGCGAAGAACTGCCGATGCTTCGCCTTATCGCAGAAGACAGACCCTTTAGGGGTGTGACGGCGAGCGCCGCTGGGAACGGTCCTCGGCTTATTTATCTTAAGGCGGTAAAGCCATACGCGGTAAAGCCTGACGACCGTATGTTTGCGATGCTCGGTATCAACACGCATAACAAGCTCGCTGCGAAGGTCTATACCGAGAACGAGCTTGCTGAAGAACAGCTCGAAGGTGGACGACCGGATTTGCTTAGCGAAGACGAAGGAACCGATAATCAGTACGACCTCGTCGATTATAAGACGTGGGGCAACTACGCTGTAGTCAAAGCGCTCGGTAAGAACGGGAAGCCAGCCGACGTTCGCTCTCCGTCGTTACAGCTCAATCGCTATCGTATGGACTACGAAGCAAACAACTTTAAGATAGCGCGGATGCGTGTCCGGGCTATCGTTCGCGACGGCGGCACGTGGATAGCGAAGAAGGCTGGCTTGGATAAAAAGAGCTATCCGATACCAATCCCCTTCATCGAGGACGAGTGGGTTGCTGAGTATTATAATAACCTGAACGCAGAAGTCAAGCAGGCGTTCGATACAGGATACGCGCGGCTCTGCGACGATTGGGAAGCGTGGGAGGGGGCGCGGTGCAAGGGCTACTGCGAAGTAGCTGAATACTGTAAAGAGATGTCGCGGGAGCGCGACGAAACGCACACTTGGTTAAAGTGAAAGGAGGATATCGCTATGAGTCTTGCTGCAATCCAGAACAGGCTTCGGGTTCCAAAGAGTAATAAAAACGAATTCGGCGGGTATTACTATCGCTCGTGCGAAGACATCCTTGAAGCGGTTAAGCCGCTCCTGACCGAGTACGGCTACCACCTGATTCTCTCTGATGAGATGGTTGAGGTCGGCGGGCGCGTCTACGTTAAGGCGACGGCGACGCTGTACGATTTCTCGCAGAACGGTAATCATGAGTGGCCTATCGTCGGGACATCTACCGCGTACGCGAGAGAAGCCGCGACGAAGAAGGGAATGGATGAAGCGCAGATAACCGGCTCGGCTTCGAGCTACGCACGCAAGTACGCGCTTAACGGTCTGTTCGCTATCGACGACACGAAAGACGCAGACGCAACCAACCGGCACGAGAACGGCAACGGCGAAGCGCCAAAGGTCGAGATTCCAATACCGGATAACCGGGAGCTGGTCGAGCTTATGGACAGAGCCGGATATAGCGAGGACACGCTTAAGAAGCCGTTAAACGACTTCACAGATTCTGAGCGCATCATGTTCAAGAGCAAGCTGCAGTCTCTTATCAACCACTAATTTAAGGAGGGCAAGACTATGCCTAGCTATTGCAGAGTATCTATCTTGGGGCATCTCGGCGGCGACGCTGAGATAAAGTATTTCCAGAACGGAACGGCGTATGCCAATCTCAATATCGCCGTCAACCGCCCGCGTCCCGCTGGCGATTCGGGCGAGCGTAAGACAGACTGGTATCGCGTGACCATCATGGGCAAAGCGGCAGAACGCTGCGACCTGAAAAAGGGCGAGCTGGTCGAGATTCGCGACGCGCAGATGGTCGGGCGCGAGTGGACAGACCGCGAAGGTCACGAGCGCAGCGCATACGATATCAAGGCGTATGACTTCATCCTGATGTCGAAGCGCGAGGGAGTAAAAGAGCAGGACGTAAGAAACGCCTTCCCGGGGAGCAAGTCGAATGACGACCTTCCCTTCTAACCCCCAAACCTCACGCGGGCGGCGTTCAGACCGAGCGCCGCCCGGCGTGATTCTCTTGCGTATCGGCGCGATACTATTTTGCCTTGCATTTTGGTGCTGCTTCCACATTGCAATGAGCTTATATAGAGAGCTTACCGTAGAGACGAAAGAGACTAAAAGCGAGTACAACGGATTTGATACAATAGAAGACTATGAGCGAGCGAAGTATCTGCATAGATACCACGGCACCTTATCTTCGTGGTACGACGTTAAGACAGGCAAGTGGTACTTCGAGCGCGACGGGAGGAAATGCGAGCTATGGCATCCAGAGAAGAAATTGAATACCAAGCAGTAGACAGATACGACGTGATATGCAAGAAGTGCGGCGCTAAGGTTCTGTATGTTACAGGCCGCGATATGACGGTGAGAATCGAGCCGTGCGCCAACTGCCTTAAGGATGAATACTGGAAGGGGCGCTCCGACGGATACCGGGAGTGTGAGGACGAGCATTTCGAGCGAGCGATAATCGGCGGTAAACCAATGCACGCGATAACGAGGTGATGCAGATGCTTACGTTTTGGAATAGAGCTTATCTTCAATCGCACCGCAAGCTATATGTCCATAAGTCAAACGACGTTTACTATGTATGCGTAACCTACTTACGCTAAGGGAGGTGATTCAAATGGTAGAACACATACCGCAAGTAGGAGACTATGTCGTGGCAAGAAGAAGGGAGCTATCAGAGAGAAAGCACAATCTGGTTATCGGTCCAGTCACTAAGGTGCGTGGCGATTCTTGCCGCATCAATACAAACGACGGAACGGATATCGCTGCTGAATGGGATTTGTTTTACGATGAATGGAAATTCGAGAAGCTGGATTTGTGAGGGATATGGGGCGAAATCTCGCCCCATTTTTTTATGTTCCTATCTGACGTAAGACGCGCAGCCTGACTATATTCTCGAATGTGTTATTGGCAGAGGTTAGAGCAGTCCACTTTACAAAGTAATTGGTATCCTCAGAGCCAGCCTTTATTCTCGCCCGTAGCTTCGTTCCGCTTACCGATACAGAGCCTTCTATCATAGAGCTTGTCACTTCTGTCTCGGCGCTATTATCCTGATACACCTTTACGGTTGACGTGCCAGATAATATCGTCTCGCCGGTTCCAAGAACGTCGGAGAAGTCTGTATCAATAGTAAAAGACTCTGATGGGTATTTTGAGAAAGACTCCATTATATTATCCTCTCGCCTGAAAGCTGGTAGTTGTTCTCTGCTTCTTGAAAGACGGTATCGCGTTCTTATAGAACGAGTGGCGCGATATCGCTTCGATACTGAATACAGAATTATAAAGAAAGTCTTCGATAGCGAGGACGACAGACGACGATTGATACCAGTTGCCAGCTTCTCGCGTAAGAACGTCGCGCAGCTCAAGCGCGTGGAGAATCTGCTGGTACCAATTCCCCAGCCCGTAAGATACCGAGCCGCCAATCCCCATCGCCCCGCCGCTGTCCTCGAATAAATTGAGTATCGTGTAGATATCTTCGATGAACGATTGGTTGACGGTTATCGCTTCGTCCAGCGCGTAGTGCAGCTTGTTAATCAGGCGGGAAAGCGCTTCTGATATCACTAGCCCATCAGAGAGAGAAGCCTCAATAAATCCGATATTTAGGATGCTTCTTTCAAGTGCGCTATTAAGGTTGAGCGCTTGCTGCAAAGCCTGATACAATCTGGTCACATAATGGTCGGTAGATTCGCCGAGCGCGATTCCCTCTTGAAGCGAGCGATACAAACTTTCTATCGAAGCCAAGTCCTGCGCGAGCGAAGACGACAGCGAGATGACTGACTGCATCGCCTGATGCTGTTTGCTGATAACGCCAAGTGGCTCATCCTGTACGCCAAGTGGCTCAGATAGGGTGTGATAGAGCTGGTCGATAGATTGAACGAAGGCGTCGATAGTTTCGCTGACAGAAAGCGGCTCGGCGATAGAAAGATAGAGCTTGCTTAATACCCCGTTTAATTCCTCCGCGATAGAAAGCTGAGACGATACACTTTCGTGATGCTTCGATATTATAGCGGCAATATCTTCGCTTAAGGATATGGCTTCGGCGATACTATTATACGCGTGTGTTATTGCCTGCGAAAGAGATTCACCGGGCCGCATCGCGTGTGTCAGCGATTGATGCCACTTAGAACGCAGGGCTTCGAGGGCGTCGCTTAGCCCCATGCCCTCCTCTATATTCTGCGATGTCTTGATAACCAGCTGGCGGTCGAGCGTCGAGAGCATCCCTATTGCGTCTATAACGCCTTTATTCAGCAGGACTTCGAGCAGACTATATACCCCTGCCCCCATGCTAATCGCCTGACTTAAGCCAGCTTCGTTCCCTAGACGATAGCCGATAGATTCTATCGCTTCGAGCGGCTCAGCCATCGCCATATAGAGCTTGCTGAATAAGCCGGTAAGCGCTTCGCCGAGATTCATCTGCTCGGTAATGCTCTTTGATTCGTATTCTTTACTGATAGCTGCTGCCAGCGCTTCGCCGATACTCAATATCGGAGCGCCCATCTCAGCATAGTATTTATTTATCAGGGAGGTAAGCAGCTCGCCCAGGCTCACGGATTGTCCTGCGGCTTGGAAGACATACTCCTTTATCTGCCTGCTAAAATCTTCTGAGAACGTCAGCGATGAAGTCACGCTTTGATAATGCCTGCTTATCAGGGCATAGAGCGCGTCACTTAATGAAAGCACTTCGGCTATCTGCTCATAAGACTTTGTCTTTATTTCTTCGCTGAGCGCTTCGCCAAGGGAAAGGTTCTCGGCGATATCGTGGAAGCGCTTGCTGATAACCGATACGATATTCTCAGCGATTGAAAGAGTTTCTGAAAGCCCGTTGAATAGCTTATCAAGCGTCTGCGTGGTAAACGATTCGCTTAACTGTAGCGTGGAAGCCACACTCTGGTAATAGCGGGTTATGATTCCGCTTATCCCTTCATTTATAGCCATCCGCTCAGATAGGCTCTGGTACTGCTTGCTGATAATAGCATCCAGCGACGCAGCGACGTTCATCGCCTCAGAGATGCTCTCGTATGATTTGATGAGTATCTGGCGCGAGAAGGTTTCGGTGAGCGTGATATTATCAAGCGTCTGCTGGTAGTGCTTTGTGATGATACCATTCAGCGTATCGGATAGACTGAGCGCCTGTTCGATATTGTGGAAGATGTATTCCTTAAGCTGCGATGAGAGCGCGTCGGAGACATTAAGCGCGTCCGTCCTCTGCTCATATATCTTGCTGATAAGGCTATTCAGCGCAGAAGATAAAGCGAGGTTATCGCTCGCCGCCCTGTCGATGCGGCTGACAAAGCCCTCTGTCGCGCCAAGCGCTTCTGCTATCAGCAAGCCTATTCCGCTTGCGTGTTCCTCTCCCATTACCGCTGCTTCAGATAGCGATAGACCATATCCGCTTCTGATGTCGCTGTATAGAGAAGCGATATCGGCAAGCACAAGACCGATGCCGGTTCTTCTGCTCTCTGAGATACCGAGCGGCTTAATGACTCGCACGCCGGTAGTTGCCTGCACCGGGGTCAGCGAAAAGGAAAGCGCTTCGGCGAGGCTCATGCCGCGTTCTTCGTTAAGCACCTCGTCAAGCGATATCGCCTCGGCTATTAACGCTTCCGGCTCATCTATAGTAAAAGTGAGGTCTTGGATTTCATACGTAGCCACGGTTGTCTCCCGCGCCGGTTACGGCAGAACGGAACACGATGCGCCGTTTACAAGCCCTATCTGAACATAACGCCACGTCTTATTTACTTTGCCAATATACTGCTCCCACTCCGGGCTTGTGTCGGTAGCATTAAACTTCGTGCTGGAACCGCGCCAGCATTGTATCCCGCTGCCGGTAGCGTTTAACCCAAGCGTAAGAGATTTGAACCGAGTGTTGCCGGTGTCTTTAACCGTGCTGTAAAGGTACTCTCCATCATCAAGCTCGATTGAGCCTGACTGAGAATCCGTGCCGCCCTTCACCCGCCCCGTTCCAGCCCACCCGTATTCAGTCCATCCGCGAAAGTCATATCCGGTTGTCCTGCCGGTCTTGCCCCACTCGATTCCCTGATACCATTCATAGGGGCCGATATCCCATTCAGCCGTAGCATCATTGTCGCCGTCTATCGGGATGAGCGTATCATACGAATCCTTACAGCAATTCGAGAAGGTGGTGCATGACGTAGCAGGAGTGCAGCTCAGCAAGCTGGAAATATCCACCCCTTTATCAATAGCGGGAGATGTCTGGCGAAATGCGAAGCCGACGCTGGTGATATCATATATCAGCGGGTCTTGCGCAAAGCCATTGGTTTCATATCCACCCAGCGCCTTAAAATCAGCAAAGTCAGGGTCGCTGGCGTGCGATGCCTTGTATAACGTTTCCGTTCCGGGCCATCCAGATGATTTGCCCGACCACCTGATAATCACATCGTCATTTGAACCCATCCAGTAGATATTATTGTCAAGCGTCATCAAATCATTGTCGGTGTATGCCATAGCGACAAGAGAAGCCCGCTTGTCCCATACGCTGATATTATTTTTCATTATCACCTTGCCGAGCGGCTCATTCGCGTAGTTGAATCCAATAGTAAAGCCGCCTGAGTGGTTAGCGTTCTGCGTGTTGGCATAGGCGAGATTATTATAGAATTGTGCGGCGCACGTCCCGGTGCCGTCGCCGGTGCAGCAATCGTAAGGGGTATCCGCTGCGGTGCAGTCTGAAGATTGACCGCACACATTGGTTTCAAAGCCAGCGCCGTCGTTCATCACTGCGATACAATGATGTACTATAGCGTTATCTGTCCCGTTGTCGATATTGAAGCCATAGGCATCTGCCTTATCGGGATGCACGATATTATAATTCGCCATGCTGTATCGCACTATGGATTCATCGGCATAGGTGAGGTCTATACCGCCTCCCGATGCAAGCGGGTCGGTCTTGAACGTAACGCCGGTGTCATTGGTCGGCACCCACTTGTCATTCGCGTCGGTCGTTTCTTTTATGTCGTTGTCATCATTGAAATCACAGGTGCCGGTACCTAAGCCGGTGCAGCAATTATAGGGGTCGTCCACATCTTCGCAGTACGCATTATATCCATCGGGTCTGATTGATATCCAGTTTGTAGCACCGGCGCGGGTATAAGATGAGTCGTTAATAGTGTAAATGGTGCCGGTGGCGCCGGTCGTGTCCTGCACGACGCTGTCGCCAACAGCGAGGTCGGTATTGGTTCCCTGGCAAATAAAGAGCTGCTGCGTTGACCAGCCGCCGCCGTTATAGTGAGCAGAGCAGCCATCAAGAAGATTATACATCCCGACGTCTATCCCGATGAAGCCGTTATAGCTGCACTCGGTATCGGTGATGGTAGCGTAAGGCGAGTGCTGCTCATCTTCGACGCCGATGGTTATACCGTGACCATGCTTATAGCCACCGACGCGCCCGTTGTAATTAAATGTGCTGTTTGCGATAGTAACGTGCGGTGAATTGTACGCTTTCAGCCCGTCGCCGTCATTATAGCTTCCGTTGCAGGAATCAAGGTTTATATAGCTGCTCCAATTTATGAAGAAGCCCGGTGTCTGCGCCCATCCGTCATTCTGGTAAGAGCTTCCATTTATACCGTTATACTTGGAGGTTACAGTATTAAGGTATATCTGGTTGCTGCAAAGTATATGGATTCCAGCGCCGGGATAGGTTGCGTTGCTGTTCTCTACGGTTCCATAGAAGTATCGCTTGCTTTCTCTCGCGTCTATATTATCAAGGGCTATCTTATATCCGACCACATATATGCAGTCGGCATCTGTCCCGTTGTGGTCGATTATCGGATTGTTGCCGCTATCATAGGTCGTTACCTTAACATAATCAGAGCGCGTGCTGGTGCTGCCTGAGCCAACACCCCTGACGTTCAGAGTATCGTCCCATGTGCTGCCCTTGTCCAGCTTGACTGCGTCGCCGGGATTCAAAACGCGATAGTCTAGATTGGAAAAGTCTGACCACGGCGAGCCACTCAATCCGCTGTTGGTATTACTACCACCGCTGCTTGCTATATAAAAATCGCGGGGCGCTATGTATTCATACGCACCGATATCATAATCACCGTTATCATCAAGCGTGGTTGTCCCGCGTGGTCGGTTAAAGCAATCCTTATTTAAGTCGCGCAGAAGGTCTATCTCGTTTGCGCTTAAGACGATATTATAAATGCGAACATCGTCTATGGTTCCGGCCTCGTCATACGATTCCCCAGCCAAGACGCTGTTAATGTAGAAATTCGATTCTGATGCTGCGTCGGTAAACGCGGCGAGCGTATCCGTGATGTTTTCCACGAGCGTGTTGGTATCAACATTCCAGATGCGCATCGTCGCGGTATATGGCGAGTCCTTATCATAAGTGACTGCGATATGATAATTGGTGCCGCTGCTTAACGTCGCCGTTGACACGACGGAATCTATGGAGTTGTCGGTCTTAACGATAGAGAATTGTACGGTTCCGCTCGCTGTCTTTTCTACCCACCAGCGCCAGTATTTCTCCTCGCTCCACCACGAAAAGTAAGAAACGAGATATGCCTCTGCCGTATTATTAGGCTTGTAATAAAACGAGACAGTCATATCCGAGCCGTTCGCGGTATAGCCGGGGAATGAAGAATTGAGATTGGCGTGCAATACCTTGTATGCGGTATTCTGCGCGAAATAGACAGCCCCATATCCCTCTTGCGCGGCGAAGCTATTTGCCGGGGAACCGACTGCGGTCAGGTCATAATCTCCTGCGCTATCTACGGTAAGCGCTCCATATTCAAACCTGTACCACGCTACAAGATTATCGTTGTAGGGTCTTCTACCCATATCGACGCCGGGACTGTTAGACGGAACGGAATACTCGGTTATATTCTCGGCGGTACTTTCCGGGTCGGTAAAAGTGACCGTCTTCTGCATCTGGTTGCCGTTATCATCGACGTAATAAACATAGACATAGCCGTATCCGATATAAGCACCATTCTTTATTTTAAAGCACATCTTCAGATTGGCTAAGTCATCCCATGACCACGGATTGCCAGCGGGGTTGGTATAATAGCTATCGGTATCATAGCGGCACGTAAACGCCGATTCAGAGTAATTGTTTTCTGTCGCGCATACCTTGTTCGTTCCGTCGCTTATGCAGGATTGGATAGAGGCGGCCCCGTCGTGTGCGTAATTCCACCCCACTACGATTCTGCTTATATGTTTATTCGCCACGGCACTCATGGTGGTAAGGTCGTAGCAATCCTCTTTATAAGTGGAGCCGGTTTCAGAAACGTAGCAGGTGCCGCAGTCGCCATTATTCCAATCGTTTATATAATCGTAATGAGATGTGCCTGAGCAACCGCTGCCGGTTCCGCTCAGGATAAGCTGCTGTGTGCCGTAGTCTGCGTTAGCGTCAAGCGTTGAGCTTTGTGTTTCGCTGCCCTCGTTACCAAACGAAGTGGCGTTGCAGGTTCTGTCTTTGCATAGATTCCCATATCCGGTTGCGTTGGCTATGCCGTCAAAATCAGTTGCGTTATCATAGCAGAGATTATTATACAGCCAGACGTTAGAATGACCGCCGACAGATATCCCGTCGTCGTGGCAAGATGCTATCGTATTGTTGAAGATATAAGAGCGGGTATTGGAGCTGGCAAATCGGCTGATGTTAATACCATCATCCATATCGTAAATAAAGTTATTATACGCCATCAGCGACGCAGATGGGCGGGGGGTGTTTATGTATATCCCATACGATGGGCTGCGGTAAAGGTCAGCGCCGCGTATTACGCAGTTGCGTATGATAAGCCTGTCGGGTGATGGGTTTTCCAGCGTAAAGATATTAAAGCCCTGACCGGATGAACCGGAAGCATCAACGCTGATACCTTCGATTATGACATCCCCGGATGTGGTACCACCGGACTTCTTAAAGAAAGGGTTTGTACTTGTGGATACATACTTAAACACTACGCCGGTGTTCCCTGTCGATGATATAGGATAAAGTGAATTATCGGAAGGCTTAACGCGAAAGGTCTTCCCATTTAAATCTACGCGAACGGTGTCGGGCGGCCCCGTCTCCTGATATGTGCCGGGCATGATATAGAGCGTAAAATTGCCATAGAGCTTCTGGGTAAAATCACTCATAGCACTTTGCCACGAGGAATATCCAGCCTTGCCATCAAGCCTCAGATATGCGTACGAGCGAACGACATATACATAGGCATCTGATACCTGCAGCGTGGCATTCGACATGGAGATATCAATCGAAAGGTTGTTGATATCATCCCACGTCCACGAGCCAGAATCAGATGGGTCTGTGGGAAAAAAATATTCATAGGTCGTCCAATCGGTGGAGCTGACTGAAAGCGACTGCGTGTATCCCGATGGCCCTATATAGATATTCTTGCTGCCGCCGGTGGTGATTTTGGCTTTTACCTTTACCAGCACTCCAACGATATCGCCATACTGATAAGCGTCTTCATAATCATACACAGCAAAGGTTTCGGTGCATGGCTCGGGGAAGCATGACAGGGTATCAAAGTATGTGGATGTGGAATCGTCATTTAAAACCGTTGTGTGCGTAGTGCCGTCTGGATATTCGTTAAATGACGAAGGGGAGGTTCTGGCGGCAAAGTCTAGCTGAAGCGATGTCAGGCTATTGGTATTGCCAGCGGCCAAAGCTGCGCTCGGTATCAGCAGCAATAAGATAATCAACAAAGCTCTTTTCATTTCAGCCCCTAAAAAAAGCGCCGCTACACATTGGTAACGGCGCTTATAGCTATCGTGCAAAATGTCTTACGTTCTCCAATCGCCTCTCTCGTACCATTCCTCAAAGGTGCCGAACGGATACATCATGCCGCTGTTTCTATCGAAGTGGTAACAATGCAGCGACGTATCAACATAGGTCTCATATCCGGCGTGCATAGCCTTGTCGAGAAAGTAAAGGTCTTCTGTGCCTGAACGATAATACCAGCCCTGCGTCTCCGGGTCTTTATAGGCGGCAAGTCGCTCGGTCTTGAAATACGGCTTCTCTATCTTGCCCTCGGTAAAGACGCGCATATTGATAAGCGTCGCGCCCATCCCGCATCCCCACACCCTTACCAAGTCACCAAGCTTCCAATCGCCGAAGCACCCCTCCCCTTCTCGCTCGAAGATGAGCGGATAAGAAGGGAGCGTCTTGGTGCAATACAGACCGCTTGCAATATCCTTCTTCAAGCTCAGGAGCTTGATAAATAGATTCGGCGGCGGCATGGTATCGTCATCAAGGAACAGAAGATACTCTGCGTTGGCCTTTATCGCCTGCTCAACAATATGGTTTCTTGCGTCGCCTACCTCTCGTCCCCACACAATCTGATTCTGCTTCGTCCAATTCGGGGGATAGGCGATGCCCTGCATAGCTAGGACAAACCACCACGAGGGCGCTTCGATGGCAGGCACACCAACCATCAGCTTTACTCTGCCTGACCACTTCTTATAGTTAAAAACTACCTCATCAGAAAACTGTTCAAATACCTGCGTCAGACTTTTTCTTTTGTCGTCTTGGCTTTGCTCTTTTAATGGCTTTGTCAAGGTTCTCTCCACGAAGCGCGGTTTCCTGATTCTTTTCGATGTCTCCATCTTTCAGCGCGACAAGCACAACTTCCAAATTACCAGCCGTAGCCCATTGGATACTCTGTACCTTAAAGCGCTCCTTCCATCGGTAGACTCCGTACAGCGGATGCTCCGGGTCCCAATAATAGAAGGTGGCTTCGGTAAACGCTCTGACGTGGGTCGGGTCTTGCCACGCACCGATTGACTTATAGTACGGCACCGATATAGCGACTTGCGACCCGTGCTTGCACACGCGCCATATCTCTCGCATTATCTCCACCGTATCGGGAAGATGCTCAAGTATGTGCGATGCAAGCACGAGGTCTACCGAATTGTCAGGGATTGGCAATCCGTAATTCAAGTCGTGAACGATATCGACGCCATCGTATGCTTCCCTGTCTATCCCGACAAAGCCGGGAGTCTTATGAGAACCACATCCGATGTCGATATTCATAGGTTAGCTCGCGAAGGTTATGTCGTAGGTAACGGACAGTTCCTGGTTGCTTGCCTTTGCGAAAGAAGCCGCAAAGGTATTACCGGCGACAAGCCCGTTGTTGCTTACGTTGCTAGTGTAAAGCCCCATGTTGCTGATATTGCCGGTGGCTACGTTCGACGCGAACGAAGCGGTCAGCCGCAGCCGCGAGCTTGCAGATACCTGCGAAAGCGCGATGGCAACCATATCAGACAGCACGCCGGGGAGCGACGCGGCAGCCACGCCCGGCTCGGTGCCGGTGCCGATGGCTATATAGCTCGGCTTCGTAACAGTTCCGGTGCCGTTGCCGATAGCGGTAAGCACCTGATTGCGGAAGCCGTCCATAAAGTTATTCTCAAAGCTGGTCTCGTGTGCTACCGAGCCGTCGGGATTCTTAAGCTGGATTCTCGCGAATCCGCGAATCGTTTTAATCTTGTCCATGTGAGATATCTCCTTTTACTTGTTATTAATGGCACTACGCGATAATGCCATTTCGGTTACGTTCCTTGAAATACGTCGTGTGAATATGACGCCGCTTTTATGCGTACGCTCTCTGATGATTTTTCTATTTCTATTATCTCAAATTGATTATCAGATAACCCGAGGTCTGCAAGCGTTACCGATATGATATTGCCGACGGCAAGCACGTATCCATCCTCGCCGGTGGTGAATTCGATAACATTATCCTGATAGATGTATCTGTTCTTAAGCAGAGTCGCTATGACATTCGCTCCAGCCTGCTCTTTTGTAAACGGTGAATAATAATCCTGAACGATACCAAAAGACTTTCCGGTAGAAGCGCTCTCGACACTATCCGTATTATCTTTCAGATTATGAGCATAGTGTAGATTTATGGTGCTGCAATAGTCATTCGCGCTTCTCTTTCTTAGCTGAAAGTCGGTAGCGTTATGGTTATCAAATGTCGCGCTTACTGTCGATATCAGCGACGGGTAATATATTTTATTTTCCCCGGCAGCGAATATGGAATAATTGCAAGCGGCAAGAAAACAGTCTATCCACTCAGATGCTTTCTTAAAATCATACAGCCCGTTGGTTATAGTTAGGTCTACGTTGCATTGAGCGATGGCAGAGGTAAACGTAGCGCTGTCCACCGTTATTCCCAAGCCCCACGTTGTATTCGTAAGAAATTCTTTAAAGCACGAAACGGGGTTGAAGGTATATGCCCCGCCAATTAAAACCCCACGCAGGTTATGAATCCTCGTATCATAGAGATTCCCGTTGCCATCGCGCTGCTCGCTATCGAAGCGCACAAATGCGTACCCTGCGTATGGGGAAGCCTGCGATCCGTCATATAATGTGAATGAACCGGCGTCTGCTTCTACGCCGTCGCGGGTTATAGTAACCTCAGAGGTCGTTGCCGCGATGGTGCCATACCCTATAAGAAAGTCATGGTGGTAATCATCGCCGGTGCCGCCTTCATAGATAGAATAAAGCGGGACGTTATTTGACAGACCAAACCATGTGCTTATCGGTTTCCCGATAGACGACTCATCCACGTAATCCCCGAAGATGCTTTTCTGTATTGATGCCTTGGGTATGATAGAATCGAACGCGCCGGGGGTGTACGGGTTGCCGGTTATGATACAATGCTCTCTCGTAATAGTTACATCGGTTATGGCGTAGTATTGCGGCAACCCTATGACACTATTATCATCCTTATTATAATATCTGACGAGCAGCTCGCCGCCACGGGCTTCCGTTGAATTGAAATAGCTATTAAAAAAGCTATCGCTATTATCAAGCGTAATGGTAATTGGGTTAAAAACTACCTTGCCTATATGCAGGTCTGGCAGAGACGACACGTCACCTTCGACGCTGATAATGCGCGAGCGCCACCACATATTGAGATACCAGATATCAGCCGCAGAGGTCATAATACTCCACGGCGTTATCCTACAAAGAGTCACTAGATACACTAGGCCAGCTCCTCCATTCTTAGCGCATACTGAAAGTCATGGTTCCCGCGCTCAATATATGTCATATCGGGTAAGCGTCTAACCAGATAGATTTTAGATGTCCGATAATAATCCCAAAAGAAAAATGGCTCATATAGTCCTATGGACTGCTTTAAGCCGTTGACTGATGACACGTAGCTATAATTCCGGTATTTATTTGCGTACTCAAGTATATGGTGCTTTCTGCCATCAGCCTGCTTTATAAAGCGCCCGTTCTCAGTAGCGCTTTCTTTAGCTGGTCGCTTAAGACTATATGATACAGGATAGATGCCATCCCCTATCCCGTAGTATGTAGAGATGGGTACGATGCAGCCGATTTTAAAATACCCTTCGCTGGTAGCTTGCGCCGGTATAGTAAGCGATATGGAGCTGGTGCCGGTAATAGCGAGATTGCACGTACGGTAATCACCGACCGCCCTGTTCTTGTTCAGCGTGTGATTTCCTGAATTGAAATTTATTGTGGCGAAATTCGCGCCAAGAATTATAAGCCCGACGCTCGTTCCGGTAAAGTTAAGCGCAACCGAGTGAGCTGCGCTGCTGCTGTAAGCGCTCTGCCATTCCAGCCACGGCTTCTTCCATTCGGTATAAGCATTGGAGAACGGGTATCCTTCTCTTGACGCATCGGCTCCACCGACCTGTATCGTCCCGCTAGATACCGTCATTATGCCTGAGCCGTATATTGCTAAAAGCGACATCAGTTATATTCCCTTATAACGAGCTGGGTAGAGTATCTGTTTCTGTACTCGGTATAGTCAAAGTCGCCTACGAACGAGCCGAGATAAATGGCTTCATAATCGCTCCACCGTTCATGCACGATGACAGCGCCGGTTATGTCAGCCTCGCACACGACATCTCTGATGGTATTAAAATCAGTCGGGCTGACAGCATCCCAGTTATACTCAAGCATATGGTAGTTATTCCCGGCTTTTCTCGTCTCCCACGAGCCGCCTTCAAAATCAAGACGGCGTATCGGCTCTATGAATTCTTTTTTAAATGGATACTTCGGCGGCGTTGCAAGCTGGTTTCTTATAGCACCGACGATAGAGCCAATAGAATAATACGCAGCGCCATCGGTGCGCGATTGGCTGGGAATGATTATCTTGGCGTAATTGGTATTAGGCGCATAGATGCCACTCGGCGTTTTATTGATTCTTACGATGCCATTATAGAACCCTGTATTCGGGTCTTGTATAGTAAGAAAGCCTCCGGTGATATTTGTTACCTCGATAGAGAACTGCGTGAAATTACAGTTATAGAGCAGTATCGTGTCTATCGGTTCTTCCCACACTATGCTTATATTAACCTCTGCTGAGGTCATGCTCATCCATTTGAGATATGGCCTTTTATAATCTATTACCGCATCGTTTATGGTGTGTGATAACTTGGTGCTTGAAGCAACGGCTGACGATATGCCCTTTATGTCGCTCGCAAGGCTAACGGCGTACGATGTATCATAAGACACCGGGCGTACTATAGTTGCCGTTCCGCCGATGCCAATCCCGCCAGCGCCGGTCGTCTTCGTTTCTATTGACGGCGTTATCGTGCCGCCCCAGCCGAGATATCCGGTGGGGTCTTGGTGTACGTAATCAACCTGATATTCGATAGAGAGCTTCGGGTGGTATGCTGAATTGGAATCGTTTGATGTGTATATCGAATAATAAGCGCTTCCCCTTACATCTTCGCAATCGTAGCGCGAGCGGATGCCGAGCTTCGTCCACGTAGATGTATCTGATTTTATCCAGTTGCATCCGGTGGTATCAAGCGTAAAGGTACATTGACCACCGGTCTGCGATTTGTCTGCTGCACCAGCTACGGTCGGTTCATATTTCGCACGAGCCGCCTGCTCATATCCAGAGTCGTATCCATTGTCTTCATAGTCGCCGGTAACAAGCTGCGTGTTGCTCGCTTGAAAGCACTCGGTCATGCGCAGATAGCCATATTCAATTCCCTGCATTAACCTGACGACAAAGCTGCCTGACAGCGCCTGCGCGTTTAATGGCAATCCCGTAGTATTAAACGGGAAGAAGGCGCGACTGAAGGTTATGGGTGACGCGGAGAAACTTCCGGCGAAGCACGAGCCTGATGTATAATCAGCGGATGACCCGCTGGCCGCATTGTGCCCGGAAGTCCATGAGCGAGCGAAGTATAGTGTTACATACCCGTCTCCCGTACCCGCGATAAACGATGAGCTGGCATCTGTCATTATCGGATACGCGAACGACTCAAGCACTTCGCGCGATATGCGCTTTATCATATACATATCGCCGTTGCGTATCTCGAAGCCGAGGCTGATAGGTATGCTGCGCCCCGTCTCGTCGAATACCCTTGCCTGCCATATATAAGACGCGCTCTCGGTATTCTCTGAGAGCTTCATAAGCCCACGCACCCAATCAAGCTGACCGAGCTGAAGCTCGCGCATATCGTTGTGTAGCGCCGACAGGTTATCGTATGGCATCCGAAACTTAAATTCGAGATAGTCCGGTATCGTCACCGGCGGCTTCTCGATAATTATCAGCTTGGTAAAGTTATTGTTACCGGCAAAGAGCTTGAGGTGTACGCCATCGGCAAATGCGTTCTTATAGAAAGCAACATTGTTGTCTATTAATTCCCCTTCGACCGGCTGGCACTCCGGTATCCACGAGAACCCATGCTGGTCATTCTCAAAGCGGATTCCGGTATCGGCGCGTTTCGGGATATAGCAGGCATACGGAGCCTTGCACATAAACCAGTAATCCGAGCCGATGCTTCTTAGCGTCGTGTCGATATCGTACCAGCCATTACCGTCGCTGTACTGAAGCATCCCGGTAGAGAATACCATGCGCCGTCGTCTCTCAGATACAACTTCTTCGCCACGATGATTGCGATATTCTATCATGTATAATCACCAAGAGTTATCTTAGGGGTTATGGCTATTGTCGTGTTCGTGCTTATCTGCTGGCGCGTGGCGAATCGCTCTGCCGCAAGGATATACCACGTCAAGCCGGCTCCGATGGCAATGTAATACCCGTAAGCATATTGCGTGGGGGATGGATTCGACGAGCAGGTGAATACCTGCTGCGCGTATGACGCATAGCTTCTCGAATCACCGCTCCCCTGCGTTAGCGTCCACGACCCACGGTTGAGCTGCTTGCTCGCATAGCCGGTATAAACGCACGCCGTAAAATTACCAACGGTACTATCGACGGTCGGCGTATAGTCGTTCTGATACAAGCAGAGATATACGTCAAGAAACGATTGGTCATCGAACAGGGTATCAAGCAATACGAATTGCCCCTCATGTGGATAATATATCTTGCCCATATTAAGCGAAGTCCGAGAGCTGGATTTTAGGGGTTATCTTTATGGTAAGCCCCGATGATACGAGCTGCCTGCTCGCGAATCGCTCAGCGAGCAGAAGCCGGTTCGCTCCATCATTAAAGGTAATGTAATACCCATAGATGTAATCATTCGACCCGCTGTACGTCGCGAATGTAAACGTGCGCTCTGAATAGGTGCAGTAGGTCTTGGTGCTTCCGCTGCCCTGTGTTATCGTCCACGAGCCGCGCGTTAGGGTCTTTGACGAGTAGCCCCAGCCGGTATTCGCTTCGGTATAGGTCGCATAGACATCGGCGTTCCCCGGGGTGATGTCATTAGTATAGAGCCGCAGCGTCGTGTTGCCTACTGCCAGAGCCCCGAATAGCGTGTCCAATATAAAATGGTTCTCGCCCTCAAAGCATACGTTAAGCATCTTACGCCACCTTCCTTATTCTCTGTTCGATAACGGTGCCGAGCTTGCCCCACTTAATTTCTTTCTCAAGCTCGCTCGCTATAGACTTGCCGCTATTGCCGCTCACGTTTATAGTGAAGTTAATCGGCGCGTTGACGGTCTTGTTTTCTTTCGCCGGTATGACAGCTTCGCCCTTGTGGAGCATAGCGGGGAAGTTATCATAAGGTACATAGTCGATGCCGGTAGCAAGCGGGGTAAATACATTTCCATCCTTCCCGCCGATGCCGGACGGAGTACCGCGCTCAGCCCACCATGTCGCAACCGGGAATCTCGTCTTAAAAAGAGTCTCAAGGCTGCTAAGGGTTCTGCACGCATCGCCGACCTTATTGGCGGTATCGAGTGTGTTTGCTTCCACGGTGGTCAGACTTATCTTTGCAAGATAGTTATCGCGCACCCCTTCGATTGCAGTCGTCACTCCACCGACCACTCCCTGTAGCGTTCCCAGCGCGGTAATAGTATCAGCTTGTAATTGCTTCAGCTCTCCCTGAAGCTCTATAATCTTTGCGTCTGCTTCGCTTATCTTCGACTGCGCGTCGGTTCGCAAACCTTCAAGCTCAGATACGACTGACGCATATATGCTCTGATAAGCATTAGACGGTCGCTGATAGACTTCTTCTGCCGCCCTTAAGTATTCCCCCAAGATATCAACCAGCTCGCTCTGATATCCGGCTCGCTTCGATGGGTCGGTCTCGGTAGAGATGAGCCCGCGCAGCCTGCCAGCTTCCTGCTCGTAATAGGTCAGGCGCTCCTGTGCGCTCTGCGGGTTAAGCCCGCTGGTCTGAATCTCAAGCAGAGAGGAGGTTATAGTATCGACAACCGACTGATACGCCTGCTTTATTTCTTCCTGCGCTCTGATTTCTTCTTCGATTCTCGCTTTCTCAACGTCGTACTTTTCGAGGATGAGGCCATAAATCTCGTTCGCCTTATCAAGCCATTTCTGCGGGTCTTTAAGGTAGTCGATTGACCCCATCTCCATACCGGCGGAGATAATATCCTTATTGATGTCTTCGGCAGTCCTCGGTTCAAGCCCGTTCATCTCGTTTGATATCTCGCGTATGCTCTTGGAGATATCCTTGCTCACGTCTTTAAAGCCCTCAAGTATCTCATCGAAATAGTCTCTTATCTGCTCGGTGTATGCCTTAATCGCTTTACCGGCAAGCTCAAGATACTCATCTTCGCTGATGCGGTGCGACTTTAAGAGCCGCTCAATCTCAAGCATCGCGTAGGTGAATTCATCTGCGAGCGTATCCATATCGGCAACGATGTCCCCGAAGTCTGCCCGCTTGATGATATCATCCCACTCGTTCTGAAGCTGCGCGACATCGCTGACCAGCTCTTTAATCGTCAGGCGCTTTATCTTACGCTCCATATTCTCAATCGAGTCTATGGAGTCGTCGATATTCTCCTTCAAATCTTTCAGCGCAATCAGAGTCTCGGAGATATACATCCCGACGGCGAAGATGGCAGAGATGACCGCGAGTGCGCTTGACAGCTTTGTTAGCGAGCTTGCCAACTGCTTGTTGCCCAGGTATCGAATCGCGTCAGCGAGCTGCTGCACGGCAGATGCGGTATCCAAGAGATAGGTCTGCATCTCTTTAAATGATGTGCTGAGCGTCTCCAAGTCGCCCTCTTTAAACGCGGCGCCCATCTCAGTCCACGAAGCTCTTATATCATCCGAATCTGCGATAAGATTAATGAAGCTCTGGTACATATTGGTGAGATAGCGCATGGCGTACGATATCTGACCGAGCTTCTTCTTAAGGTCTTCAAGGCTGTCGGGAAGCGCAAGAATCATCTCGTTGAATTCATCTATCGCCGCATAAAGCCCGTTAAACGCCTCAGACGCATAGTCAATCGTCTCTATGCTGCCATTTAAGTCTATCTTGAATTCAGCCCAATCGTCTCCGAGCAGCTCTATCTCAGCGTCCATCTGTGACATCCCGGAACGGACAAGCTGCTTTATCGCGCCATCGACATCAAGAATCCCCTTCTCAAAGTCTTCTAATATCCCTTCGTGAAAGAGCTTCTGCGTCTTCTCTAACATCTTGTTGATATGCTCTGCCTGCTCGGGCGCGAACGCGGCGAAGGTATTAAGCGACGTGGCAAGCCTTCGCACAGAGCCAACGGAAGCGTCCATACCCTTCGATTCGTTATTCAGCGCCCTAAGTGACGCCGTGGTAGACCAGAGCGCCGCTTTTGCATAGCCGGATATATTATAAATCTCGGCGAACGCATACACCCACTTACCGGCGATGATTCTGTCAAAGTCTTCGCTCATCTTTGCGAGCGATGAATACGACTTCTCAATAATCTCGTTAAACTCCTCCACGTATTCGGTTGCGCGTTCTGCGAGCTTCGCCTGACGTTCTGCGTTCTCGCCGCCAAGGAAGCCGCCGACCAAACCAGCCACCGCGCCGAGCGCAAGCCCCCACGGGCCAGCAACGCCCATGAGCATACCGAGGCTCTGTATTCCAAGCCCCACGCCGAACCCGCCCATCGCCCCTGTTACGGCTCCGGTAGCCGCGCCGCTCCACCGGTTGCTGCCACCATAATTCTTTTCATCCCAAGTGCTGGCGATACCCTGCGCCCCGCCGACTGCGCCCATGATAGAGCTGAAGCCGCCGCCAGCGCCGAAGAAGCCTTTGAGCTTGTCGCCGAAAGTAGAAGCCGCGTTGCCAGCATCATCAAGCGAGGTACACATATCAGCGGCAGCGTCATCCAAGCTAGAAAAGTCTTTCTCTGCGGGCGCAGCTTCCCCCTCGCTAAACAGCTTGCCAAAAATATCACCGACCTGATTGCCGATATCGCTCACGCTCTTGAGCTTCGTAATGCTGCCGGAGGAAAGATTGGTCTCCAGCTTGCCGCCGAGCTTTTCCAATATCGCTTCCTGAACCTTCTGCTGTTCAAGCTGCGTCTGGTACTGAAAGTCAAGCACCTGCAGGGAGGGCGGAGTCTTGCTAGTCTGCCACGCCCGCGCGAAGCCGCCAAGCCCGAGCTTATCAAGCCACTCCTCTACCTTCTCGTTGGCAAGCATCTTCGATATCATCCCGCTTAAATTCTCCGCTACCATATCGGAGTAGGATTTTTTCATGCGGTCTAATATCTCATCCCACGTCTTTCGTATCTCGTCAGACTCGCCGTCAAGCATCCCCTTAAAGGTATCGCTCAGCCCGGCTTTGATATCGGTGGTTATCGCTTTCCAGTATTCATCGTACTCGCTCTGCGCCTTATCGCAGTACTCCTTAACCGCGTCGAGCTGGTCAAGGGTATAGCCCTTCATCTTCTCTGATGCCTGCCGTTCGATAAGCTCGCGCTGGCTTGCTTCATACTGCGTGTAGTCAATTCCCTCTATCGCCGCCTTTCGCTTCTCGGTAAGCTCAACGTTAAGCGCGTCGAGCTTCTGCTGCTTCTCCGCTTCGACCAATGCAGACATGGCGCTGTTCGCCTGCTCTGCCGCAAAGATAACCTGCTGCTGCGAAGCCTTCTCGCTATTAAGGATGGCTTCGTAATAGCGCTCAGAAGATTCAAGGCGCAACTGTGCATTATCGACACTTTGCTGTACCATCGAAGCGTTAAGCCGCTCGCTCGCATCCCGGTAATTCTCCTGCTTCTCATACATGGCATCGAACGCGGCTTTAAGCTGCTCGAAGGTATAGCCACCGCCATACTTCTTCTCTATCTCAGACATCTCAGCAGCCCACAGGCGCTGCCGGTCTGCTATCTTTATACCAGCCTTCTCGTACTCCTCGTCCTTCGCCTTAAGCATGGCAACGGCGTTGTCGTACTCAGAAAGCGTCAGCTCGTTTACCCGGGCAGTAATCTCTGCCATCTTCTTTTCGTACTCGTCAGACGGCTCTATGGCATCCATGCCGAGCTTTACGTTCTGCCCGATGGTCTTGCCCAAGTCCTCGGCTGGCTTCTTGATGCCGGTCTTGATTCCCTTAATGTCTTCGGCTAAGCCGAGAAGCGCCTTGTCAAACTCGTCCTGAGCTTTTACGCCGCCTTCTTTTGCGCCCGCTGCCATCGAGTCGCGGATGCCGTCCATAACGGTCTCGTCATCCACCTTAAAGACAAACGGCTTCTCCGTGGGGTTCGGGTTCGCCATAAACTCCACGAAGTCGCGCACCTTGTCTTCGCCCATCATCTTCAAGCGCTCGAAATTCTCCTGAAGGTACTTTAGAGCCTGACCAGCAAGCCCGACTCCAAGCGCCCCGGCGATAGCGCGCTTACCCCAAATGAAGTAGCCGATTATCCCCATCTGAGTAATAATCGGGTGTGCATCTATGAAGTTAATCAGCTCGGTCATTCCGTGCTTCACTTTGATGAAGCCCTCGATGGCAAGCACCGCCCACTTCTTGGCGGCTTCCTGCATAGCGACTATCTTATCCTCAAACTCCTTGCTCTTGGCAAACTCCTGTATGCGGTCATTGATTTTAAAGAAGCCGTTGGTTAGGGCTTCAACGAAAGGCGAGATGCCCTGCTTGACCACATCGCCGAGCGTCTCCTGCACGTCGCTCGATGCGTTCTTTAGCGCCACCAGCCCGCCGTAGCCGGAGTTGCGCAGCGCTTCAGCCTGCCCGCCAACCTGCTTCTCTATCTCTCCGAGTATCTTTGCGAAGTCTCCGCTCTTGCCGATATTATCGTCAATGACAATACCGGAGCGCCGGAGGATAGAGGTCATGCCAGACGCGGCTTTACCAACCATCATCGCGGCGCTGGCTACGTCGCCGCCCATCAGCGCAGAGATATCCAGCATCGCTTTTGTAGCGCGTGGCAGCATCTCGTTTGATATACCCTTGTAAATCGAGAGCAGCTTCATCCCTTCGATAGTGGCTTCATCTCCGGATGTAGTGGTTTTTTGATACGCGGACGCGAGGTCTAGGAGCTGCTGAGCAAACTCTGGTGTGTAGCGCCCCATAGAGCGAAGCGACTGCATCAACCCGGCTGTGGCCTTCTCCTGCTCGTTCGACGCGTCGATAACGGTCTTAAAGGCGCGTGCTACGCCATAGATACCAAGCCCGCCAAGTAGCATCGTTTTGAGCGAAGTAAGCGAGCGCATAACGCCTGACACTCTCCCGCCTATCCCGCCAAGATGAGAGGTCAGCTTGTTCATGGCAGTACCGGCGGCAGAAGACGAAGCCTTAACCTTGTTCATCGCAGCTTCGTACTGACCGCCGAAATTCTTTATGACCGCCGTACCCTTATCATCTATTTCAAGCGCAAGCGCTATAGTCTGACCGTTCATTGTTTCTTATCTTCCTCATCATGCCGCGTGATAATGGAGTGGATGAGTATTAGTTTTTCGAGTAGCTTTATCGCCTCCCGCTTCGTCATCTCAGGCTTTAAGATGTCGAAGACAAGCGGGAGCGCGTGGAAGTCATAGACAAACTTATTGGCTATCATGCAATAGATTGACCACGCCTCGTAATTGATAGGCCAGAGTACCGGGTTCTTGCAATTCTCGCAGTCGGGTACTTCATCGAGGTCTTCTCTAATGCTGATGCACTCTTCGCAGGTAACGGTACGCTGAGTCTTGTCATTACGCTGGCGCATAAACTCAGCGTACCGTTCTAGTTTTTTAGTGCCTTCTCATCGGCGTCGTTCTGTGTGCTTTCAGAGTCAGCCCGTTCGATGAGCGCCGCCTTGATGGAGCTGGGGAGCTTCAGCTTATTTTCTTTTGTGCAGGGAACGTCAGAGCCGGTCTGCGGGTTCTTGATGTTTTTCCAATCCACTATTAGCCAATCAAGAAGCTCATCGTTAACCGCCTTGTCATCGGTCTCCATCTTCGGCATCCCGGAGCGCTTATCAATACCCTTCTTGGTTGTCCACTTCTTCTGAATCTTGTAGAACACTTCGCTGTCGAAACGGCGATAGAATATCTTGCTGTCGCCAGATTCAAATACATTCCGCTCATCATCCGACACAATCTCAATAAACTGTCCCATAGGTCTCCTTTAAAAAATGAAGGGCAACCATTCGGGAATTCCGAACAGCTGCCCTTCCGGGGTTATTGTATGTCGCATAACCGCCAGCCGTAGATTTCATACGGAGGCGGGCGTATCTTATTGGAGTCTAGACCTCCTCGCACCCTTGACAACTACCTATTGACCGGCGGTTGCTCGCTGGCTTGCTAGGCTACTAACGGCTATGCGACGCTCATCTTAATAGAAGCTCAGCTTGATTTCGTCTTCCAGCGTCGCTGATGCAAGCCCCTGGAATTCCACAGCCATCGTCTTCTCAAGGTCGCCAGAGAGTTGTGGCAAGGTTCCGCGAGACTGCGGCATGGCAAGCTGCACGCGGGAGCCAGCGGCAGACCCGCCCCTGAACATCAGGTTTACATCAACCGCATCGGATGACGCGAGGATACCAGACTCCTTAAAGAAATTCAGGTCATTGGAGCGCAGGTACATATTGACGTTCGCCTTTACGTCGCGCTGGTCAGCGATAAACGCGGTCGGGTACTGATTCGAGGATATCTCGTCTTCGAGATATTTAATTCCGTTATTCAGCGTCACGTCAGACGAGATAATCGGTGTGGGGGTAGTGCCGCCATCGAAGTAGCACAGCCCTGTTCTCGCTTCAATCGCCGTACCGACTTCGGTGCCGGTCGGGAGATACGGCTCGATATGGTCGTTTGCCGCATAGGTGTAGCCGGTTATACCGGAGCAGGAAACGGTTGTCGCGCCGACTGCGGTAATGGTATATCCCGCACCGGAATTGTGATAGTTGCCAGCGCTGTCATCCCAAATCTTAATCTGCATCCCCACGCAAAACTGCTTCGCTGCGTCAGCGGTAACGGTAAAGTCACCGGCAGAAAAACCAGATACAGCAGCCTTACCGCACCACTTCATCGTCATAAAGCCGCCAGAGAATGTGAAGTTAATCGCACCCTTGTTGACGAAATTCGCTTTGAATTCGTTGACGGTTGCGCCGATAAGCGCGAATACCATGTCCTTCAGTCCGATAAAGATAGACATGGAGATGTGGTCTATGTTCTTCGGAGTATAGGTTACGCTCTGACCGGCGTAGGTGGTCGTTGAACCGAACGCGCCATAGAGCAGGACGTGACCATCGGGAGCCGAGCCAGCGGTGCCAGCGGGTCTGCAGTACATCGGAAGGCTCCACGTCCCGGCGGGGACCATGTCGGCAAACCGAACGCGCTTCGAGCGTGAATTTCTTACTTCGGTCGAATCGGTATAGCTCGGACTCTGATTAAACTCTGGTGCGCCAGAGGGGATGACGAGATTGTTCGCAGATGGCAGGACCATCGTTCCGGGAGTGACCTCCGGTACGACAAAGACCTGAGCCTCGCGCCCTAACTGAATCTTATTGGTATAGCTCATTTGTTAATCCTCCAATTATTCATCAGCTTTTTTTATGTCCATTTTGGTGCTGATGGATGCTTCAAGTTTTTCCGGTTTAACTTCGCTTTCTGCCCGCCAGTAAATGGGAGCTGTCAAGCAGGATGCTGCAAGCTCATCGCTTACCTCGACAGACTGCCCCGGCGCTATCGTTCCAATCCCGATAAGGCTCAGGGGGCAGGAATATACATTCGTGATAGTCTTCATTCCATCTCCTTATAGCGAATAAGGGTCAAGCTCTTTATGCTCATAGCGGATAGTAAACGCGATAATGCGCCCGCCGATATTATTGTTGTCGATAAAGAACGGGGTGGAGCCGGTCTGTTCGGTATAGCTGGCGTAGCCGCCTCGAGTAGAGTCTGCCATTATGGCTTTAATCGTATCGGCTTCAAGCGAATTGATGCGCTCGGCTATATCGTCATAGCTCGAATCCCACACTTCAACCAGCACCTCCATGTCCTTTATGACCTTCGTATTCGAGCCGAACATCTCGCGCTCGACTATCATCTCATCGCCCTCGAATACATAGACAGATGGAAATGCGTTGGTATCTACGGACGGGGAAGCGCGAAATACACGCTCATCGCTTACGTCGTTATCATACCCGTTCGCCTTCTTCACGTTCCTGATTGACGCAATCAGGTTGTCCATTATGTATTCTCTTATGCTGGTTGCCATATAGCCCGTACAGTATTTGAATGGTTAGGTCTGTATTTGTTCTTAAGGGAAAATAAACGCGGTTCGCCTTAAAGTAGCGATTGCCGCGCCTCGTCTCTTTCAATTCAAGCTCGCTATCTTGCTGCGTCGTTGGCGATACGTCTTCCAATTTCATTCATCACCATAGGTACGATTTGCGTCAGCGCCGGTCTTAAGTAAGGGCGCTTCGGTATCTTGACTTGCTTGACCAGCCTGAATAATGGCACTATCTTCCCGCGCCCGACCTTGCCCATAATATAAAGTCTTCCGTGACGGTTAAGGATAAACGTCTGTGCAACACCCAAATTTCCCGCACCCCACCTCTGTCTTCCGGCGTTAGTAAAGGCGCTGTAATTCTTTGCCTGATAGCGCTCGCGTCCCTGGCTCCACTTTAAATGCCGTAAGGGGATGGTAAGATACTTCGCCCGCTTCGGTCGTATCGTCCCGCCTTCTTCGTGGATTCTGGCATAGACTACATTGCTGCCGATAACGCCACGGTGCGTATTACCGTCGCGCTGGTATCCCCATGTGATGCTGTCGCGCAGCGTTCCGCTCCGTACCGATAAGCGCGACTTGCTCGGGGCAAACGAGCCGCCGCCGGTAACGTTTCGCTTGGCGATAACCTGCGCCTTCATCAGATACTTCTTGAATATCTGCTCAACGCTCTCAGGAAGGTTAAGGCGCTTAAGCGGTCTCGCTCGCGGGGTTAAGATTCTCAGTCGCATACCAGCTCTGCTCGATTTTAAACGCGGTTTTGAAAATTTTGAAAGCAAGTGCTCGTTCGATTTTCGTTACGAAACGAGCAGGATATTTTTGCCAAGTGCTTGATATTCCAGAAGATGCTTGTTTTTTACAACGGAAATACAACGCGAATAAAACGCGAATACAACGCTCTATCTTCTATCTTCATCTTCAAAGAAAGAATATATAGGGCGAAAAAGGTATCACCTTTATTGCCTATATGAGCGATAGATGTTCAGTATTGCCCTTACTTCCGGGAGTAGCTGAGTCGGGCCAACCGGGGTGGTCGCAATAACCACGCTGCCGCCCTGATTGCTCTGGCTCTCAACGCCAAGACGTTTCCTCATCTCGAAGGTCTTAGCAGCTTCCATAATACAGGCGAGCTTTAAGTCCTCCGGGATGGTCGTAGCTGTATATCCACCCTTATAGACTACCTTAACGTTCTTTCGCCCGTCAGCGAAGTAGCCGCCATCGTCAAGCTCGATAAGCCCGTCATCGTTATAGATGACATATTCGGTAGTATTAATCAGGGTGTCGGCTCCGTACGCCCGCGCTGTATCGTCGTGCAAGCTCGTTACCGAAGCAACAGGGATGCGCTTAACAATAACAAAACTCTTGCCGCCGCCGTCAAAATACTCGGTAATATCATTGCCGCCGTTATTATCCCACACGCGTCCGCAGTAGCTCTCGAAGCGCTTGCTGGTCATCGTAATCAGGCTGGACAATAAAACGTCATATTTATCGACATTTGACATACCTTCGAGATAGCCCTTCAGGTCGGGCAACGTGCAAAGGTCTAGTGCCATGTGCTATACCTCTTGGTGCGGGAATTCAGGTAATAGAAAAGGAAGCTCTCCATCATAAGGCAGCCGAGCTTATACGTCGGCTCGCCATAATCGAATCGAGTAGTACAATTTTTACAAACACTTCGGTAGTGCGGGCAATCTTTCTTTCTGGTTATCGCTTCGACCATTGGCTGCCCCGATACGCAGAAGAAATAAGGAGGGGTGTCTTATTTCTCACCCCCCCGATTATCTCTATAGGTAATCAGTTATCTTAAAAACTAATCGCGAATGTCGTTCATAATCTTGTAAAGCTCAGCGTTTATCTTATCCACGGCTGCGCCAAGTGTCGCGATAGCTGCTTTAATTCGCTCCGTCTCTGCTTTCGCAGCTGTAAGAGATGCCTGAATTGTTGGCTTATAAGCGGCGATTTTATCTCCCCCTATCGTCTACCTATCCGCTTTTAGAATGTCAATAAGACGTTCTGCCGATTTTCTCCAAGTAAAACGATACCTTATGCGCTCTGCAGCCTTTCTCGCTTTTACCCGCGCTTCGGTATAGTTGTTGAAGACGTGCGCCATCCTTATCGCGAGGTCCTCGACGCTCGGCGCAGCGCTATGCGTGTGGAGGTCGTACTGCCCGTGATAGAAGCGCCGCATATCGTACTTGATGGGGTAGCCCACATAAGGGTCGAAGAAGTCAGCCGTGCCAGAATACTGTGTGGCGATACAGGGGCAGCCGGTAGCCATCGCCTCGGTTAGTGTGAGCCCCCAGCCCTCGCCCCGTGTGGGGAAGACGAAGCAATGAGCGCTATGGTACAATTCGACCAGCTCTTTAAGCGATAGGTTGCGTGAGTCATAGATAACGTTATACTTCTTCTCATAGATATCCCCCATCGTGGTTTTAAGATAAAGCTCGATGTCGGGATTGTCTTTCGCGTTCATCGCCCACCACGCGGATACCACTTCCTCCCAGCCCTTTCTCGGGTTCGGCGCGCCCAGCCATAAGAATCGAAACGGGACCACCTTCGGGAACGAGCGCTCCTTAAAGGTGTAGATATCTGTATTGCATCCCTCGTGGCAAACACTTATCGGCTTATCGGTATGCGGGCGAAAGATACGCTTGTTATGCTCGCATGGTACGATGATATGGTCAGCCTGATTAATACCTTTGATAAAGCTCGCCGGTATCTCCTCGGCTTCGTACATCGTAAAGAGATAGTTTTTCTTGCCCTCTATCTTCTGGAATTTGTCTGCCGTCTGAATCTGTACGCTCTGATAACCATCCGGGCAGATATCGGCAATCTCGGCTACATGGCGCTTCATATTTCTCGCGTGCGTCGAATAGCCGTAGGCATTACCAATGCCCATCCCGATATCACACCAATGTATCTTCAGCTTCTCGGACATATCCTCCCTCGGTTACTGTTTTGGTATCGTCAGTCCCAGCTTCTCGCGAATAAAGCCAAGCAAGGTCTTCTTTCCCGTATGGGTAGCCAGGAAGCGAAAGATAATGCCCGCCGCAATCAGGAATATATCTATCGCCAATGAGACATCCTCGCCGGTGTATTTGTCGAAGCCGTTTGCCTTTAGTATCTGATGTATCAAGAGCGCGATATAGTTTATATAGCTGCGCTTTCCTATCGTGTTCATATCAGCACCTATGTTTTAAATATCGGGTAGTGTACTATGCCGTTATAGTAGACCGGCCCGTAGCTGACCGGCGTAAAGGTTACTATCTCTTTTGCGGTCTCGGCGATTGATACGGTCGAGCCGGATGGCATCTGTGAATTGGAACCGTCTGTCTTTATGTTCGGCACGCCTGCGCTGAAGAACTGATAATCACTTATGTCGGTAGCTCCCGGTCCAATCCATAACGCGCAGACTGCGTGATAAAACTTCTTCTCCTCGTTCACTATCTGAGCGATATGAATGGGGAAGCCAACCGGGCTGTCCGTAATGTACTGCTTGACTTCTCCGAAATGAAGATACTGCGCGGGCAGGAGCGCTTTATGTTCGCTCATATCGCCAAGAATACAGGCAAGCAGGATAGCCTCGCTCAAGCACCATTTTTTTGACCACGGCGCGTCAGAGTTGCTTCGTATCTGCGCCGAATTAATGCCGTAGCCATAGGCGTCAATAGCTCTTGTCCCTATCTCTCTATGAGCTTCTCGCGATAGCGACAGCCACTTGTCGCGCAGCGTGCTTCCGTCAAGCCCGTATTTATTGAGAAGCCAGCTCCAAAACGCCCGTATCTTCGCCCTATAAATCCACCTGTATATGATTTCCATTATCGCCATAATCTCCGGTGGTTACTTGGTGACTATTAGGTTCAGCGGCTCCACGCCCTTACGGTGGCACTTGGGGCAGGTGTCGGGCTTAAAGGGATTGCCAAAATAGAAGCGATGACCGCAGTAGGTACATTTCCACCATTGTTTATCCATCATAGGACTAGATGCTCCCTTCTCTGGCATTGGATATCGCACGGGAAGATACAGCCACCATCACACGGCTCATCTTTCTCGTTCAGCTTCAGCTCTGATATGTGAGCCATTGGTTCGCACTTACGCGCGAGCGCGTGCGAGTAGCAGCGGTAAACCATCCCGTCGGGAAATACGAGGAAGTATTCCTTCCCAGCCGGACAACTCTCAACTGCGCCATCAGGCTGCCATTCGTGCCTGATATCTCTTATCAGCTTTATCAGTCGCTCGCTGTCAATCGTCTTGATGATGTCGTCCATCTGATTTAAGACATCCTTATGCTCATTCCAATTAAAGCCCTGCTTAAGAACGGGATGGATATTGACGCGAAGAAAGTGCTTGTTGAACTCGGTTATCGCTTCCTTCACCTGCTCGATATTGTCGGGCATCAGCACCAGCGTAACCGTGATGGGAAAGCCGCGCTGTCGCAATACTTTAATGTTGGCGAGAAATTTATCCATGTGGTGATAGTGATAGCTCGCCGTCCACGTTAATATGTTCGCCGGTGTTATCTTATCAATGGCATATTCAACCATCGTATTGCTCGTGATATCCCAGGAGCAGGAGCGCGGCAGGTGTTCGATTAAATCGACCAGCCCGGTGTAGAGCGTGGGTTCTCCTCCCGTCAAGGATAAATGATAAGGGCGAAACGGCGCGAGCGTTGCGAGCCAATATGCCCAATGAAGCTCGCTCTCTATCTTCCACTCGTTACCGAAGGCATTGAGCTTATAGCTCTTATCCTGTTCTATAGTCTCCCATTTGTAATCGCAGTAGCGGCACCTGTTCTGACAGCGAAACGTCGGGATAAAGATTATGCGGTTTACCTTTTCATACAGGCTCATAGCTCCACCCCGTCTATCAGGTTCAGTTTGTCCCACGAATACGGTGGTTGAAAATTCGTCGTTGCGTGACGAGATTTCAACCATGTGTCCGGGCTGCTCAAATCCTCTCCGTTATAATCGCCTGGCTGATGTACGCCATAGAAGCCGATGTTCTGGCTTCTGCTTAAAAGCGGGATAAGCTGGTGCTTGTGGTTAATCGCCCGTATTGCGTTTAACAGGCAGTCCTGAGTATAATTCTGGCATACGCCGTCTTTATACTCGCGCTCGTAATATTCGGGATTGCTCTCCTGAAGGGCTGTCTTAATCGCCCCGTTCATATACTCTATCGGGTGCGTGACATAGGGCATGATGTGGTCGCTGAATAGGTTGAAGTCATCTCTGTCTATCGCTACGCCCCACGGATGATACCAATCGAACCGCTTGACCGATGCAGCGTCGTCAGGGCTTGTATTCAAAATTCTTGACAGCGCCCCGACGGTAAACATTTTCTCGTCTTTAAAATTGAAAAGCGCGTATTCGCAGAAGCGGATAAAGTCGTCGCTTACAATGATGTCGTCTTCGACGTAGAGGATGTAATCGTATTTATGGAATTGGAACAGCTCTTTAAACGCGAGCAGGATATTTGCGTTAAGTCCGATGCGGGAGTCTCGTATGTGGAACCGTATGTCGGGATAGTCTTCCTGATAGAAGTTGCGCTGCACCCTGCCCTGCCCGTCGATAAAACAATGCCACTCATACTCGCGATGCTCGGGGCAGCGAATGATTGACTTAAAGCTCGCCTCCAACATCTCCGGTCTGTCAAAGCCAAACGATACTATCGCCCGCCTCATCTATCCTCCTACTGATATTTTCTGAACAGTACAAGCTGGTGGTCGTTAGGGTCTTTATCCGCTGCGCTCTTATCAAACCTGCTTATTGGCCCGAAGCGCTTAAGCACATAGTCCCATACCGTACCCGCCGCAAGGTCCATAGATGAGCGGCTCCACATGACCAGCAGACCTCTCGGCGCGATAATGTCAGCAAAGAGATTCACCGCGTTATCTGCTTCCGACGCGGAGATGTGCTGCAATACCAGCGAGCTATGTATCAAATCGAATTGACGTTCACGCAGCTTCTCGGTTTCGCCAATCGGTAACCAATCGGTAAGCTCATACTGCTCAATCGGTAAGTATTGCTTGGCAAGCTCTATCATGTTCGGGAAGTCGTATCCGACTATCTTCTTCACCCCGCTGTTATAGAGCCACTTGATAAAGCGCCCCACGCCACAGCCGAAGTCGAGCGCCAGTCCCATGTTATGCTCGTTTAAAAATGGCTTTACCTTCTCGTCATAAATCGGGAAGAGAAATTCAAAGTCGCCGCGCGTCTCTATATTTCGCTGCGCTTCTTCGAGCGTATTATATCCAGACCAATTCCAGCTCATTATAAGTCCTTTAAAAAATGGCAGAGCAAGTAGGATTTGAACCCACACCTTTCGGGTTGGAGCCGAAAATTCTACCGTTAAACTATTGCCCTACAAAATGGCGGGGCGTCCGATTGACTCAGTCACCCCGCCTTAAAGCTGCTATCGCTTACGCGGTAGCGTTACATATCCAACGCTTGGTCGGTATGCTTACGCGGTAATCAGCCGCACGAAGCCCTCGTTCAAGCCGCAGGCAAACGCAATCCTCCAGTAGATTCTGAACTGCGTCTGAGCGTATTTGAACAGACCGTACGGGTCAACGTCGAGCGAGCTTGCCTGACGCCGCACCCCGATAAGGTAGCGCTGCAGGTTACCGAACAGCACAATCGGCTGCTTAGTGCCGTCCGTATAGGGCATCTTCTCTACAATCTCGTACGGGTATTCCCAAATGGTGTTGGGAACTGAAGCGCCGATAGGACCAAAGATGAACTGGTTATCGGAGGTCTTCATCGTGCGGATGTAGTGAAAGATGTTCCGGTGCATATAAAACTTGCTGCCAGCCAGCTTGTTGGCGGACAGCTTGGCAATCATGCTGGACAGGTTCGTGCCGGTAATGGTCGAGATAGAGCCGCTGGTCAGAACGCTGTAGCCGCAGATGGCGGTGGTCAAACCGGAGGTCGGCGAGCCGGTCCCGGCGAACACCTGATTGTCCATCTCCTGCCCGAGCGCTTCTGCGAACAGACCGGTCAGCCAGGAAACGATATCAACGGAGCTGTCATCCAGCAGGTCGTTGGTGGCGACTGTAAAAGCGCCAACGCGCTTCGCGGTCAGCACGACTTCAGTCACCTGCGGGTTGCTCTCGTTGAAGGCGGAAGTGTCGTCATCTTCCCACGCCACGGTCACGCCGGATGCTTCAGCGGGAACGCGCTTCACGTCAGTACCCATCGGCATAATCCGGCAGTCGCGCAGGGCTACGCTGTTCAGTCTTGCGAAGGCAAGAATCTCAGCGGCGTATTCATCGGGCACCAGATAGCCAGCGGTGGCTGCGGTGGAGGTGGTCAGCGTGGTCTTGGTCTGCATATCGCGCAGGTTCTTAATCGCATCCGGGTCATGCTCGCGTGATGCTTTCAGAACGTCGATAAGATACTTGGCAAACCGCTCGGTCTTCCCGGGGTCGGCAATCTTGGTATAGCTTTTCAGGAACGGCATCGGGCGGGAAGCATCCCACGATGCAAGCCGTTTCAGGTCAGCGCCCATAACGTCGAGGTTATAGCCGCGGTACACGGGAACGGTCTCATCTGAGCCGGGAACGGGAATTTCCAGCTTCTCGGGCTGGCGGGTGGTTGCGATACCCTTGCGCTCAAGAGCGGTCAGGATTTCGTCGTGGCCGCCGAATTTCTCTTCCAGCTTCGCCAGCTTCTCTTTGTGCTCCTCCTGAGAGGCTTTAATCTCATCCTGCTTACCAGCGATGTCGGTAAGCATAGACTTTAAGTCAGCAAATACTTTTTCATTCTCCATCGTTCATTACTCCTTTAATCTGCGAGCGAGAGCAATCAGCTCATTCGCTTCGCTTGTCTTTACAGTCTTGTGCAGTTTAACAGTTTCATCAAACAGCTCTTTGAAATATGATTCGTCCTCGCTTGACTCCGGCGCATCTGACCCGGCGTTCTTCTCGCCCGTCTGCCCCGCGTCGCTCGGCTCATCTTTCAGGAGCGTCTGAATACCTAATATCTTTGCTATGGTCTGGATGTCGTCAGCGATGCTCTTTACCGACTCGGCAAGCTCACGAATAACATCGTCAGTCTGCTTGGAAGCGCCGCTGTCTTCGATGCTCTTTACCGTTACAATCGACGCCTCGCCGCTCGTCTGCTCTGGCGCAGCTTCCTGCGCTTCGCCTTCGACGATACGGACCACGTCTGATTCTCCGGTCTCCATATACGCCTTCATCTTGACAAACTCGCCGTCATTTATCGCCCCGGCGTTTCTCGCCGAGACAAGCGCGTTGTAGTTTGATGGGACCGTAACGCCGGACAATTCGAGCAGCTCAGCTTTCGTATAGACTCTGCGCGGTTCGTTTTTCTCGGGATTGCCATCCTTCCACTCCATCGGAAGAAAACCAACCGACACCGCGTTAAGATATCCGTGCTTATACAGCTTATAAATCGTATCAGCGAACGGGTACACATCCTCGGTAGGGAATTCGACATCGAACATCAATCTCCCGTTATCCTTATCCTTCTTGACGTTAATCGCCTTTCCGATGGGAGGGCTGCTATGGTTATGCCCCCACAAGAATACGGGGTTGTCCTTGTATCGCTTGATATCCCATGCTGAAAGGTTTACCACTTCGTTGTCGCGGTCCCTGTCAGGCGTCGAGCCGACGAAGCTGATAATGCGCTTCCCTTCGTCTCCAGCCTTCGTGACCACGGATAAACATTTTCTGATTAAATCCATCGCCGTTACTCCTTACAAAACAGGCAGCGTAGTACACCTGCAATTAATCACTTCTTCTGGTGGTCCTATCGGGTCGTGCGGATAGAACAGCCCCGTCACCGGGAACGGGTCATACAGCCGCGTGATGTTTCCGTCTTCTTCGATATGAGACTCACGCACTTCTCCGTCGCGGGCAGAGAGCCACTCGTGCTTCTCTACCCCGGCGTTATCCATTAAGAGATACTCGCCATCGTTCACCGCGCCAGCAGTCTCGGTACGCGCAATCGTATTCGCGCGATGTCTCGCCATCAGGTACTCGTGTGACACTCTATCAGCAAGCTGCGGTAACGATTCGCCAACCTTTAATCCTTCGTCAAGCTGGCGAGCTATGCGCTGGCGTACGGCATTATTAATGCCGGTAATCTTATGGCAGCGGTTAAGAACGTTCTTATCTACAAGCGGGTTGGTAAGACTGAACGACGGCTCGCTTATCATCTCTGCTATCAGGTTGGAACCGGCGACCGTCGCCTCACGGTATATCGGCTCTGCTATCTCTATCAGTCGCTCGTCTTCTCTGTCCCACAAAAACGTCCTATAGTCGCCGACCTGCTTTGCGTTCTTGGTTAGCAATGCAAGCACGGTATTTCGCTGCTCAAAGAAATAGCGCTGGAGCTTACTCTTGAACCTTCGTTCTAACGGAGACTGCACACGCAGAAAGGTAATCCAGCCCTTTAAGCGCATCTCATCACGCTGAGTAATTTTAACCGCAAAGCGCTTCTTGTCGTCTTCTTCTTCGTCTTCGTCCTTTGGTGGCTTCTCGTCTTTCGGCGGCTTCGGGTCTTGGTTCTGTTGTGGGGGCGGCGCGAGCGACACCTCACCAGCCATCTCCACCGGAATCATCGTCGCCGGTACGAAGTGCATATCACCCCACGGCACGTTCTTCAGTCCGAGGTCGAGCTTCTCGTTGATATCGTTTATCGGGAAGCCAATCTGCGCCAGCTTAACAGCGTTATCGACACGCGCCGAATAGTCCTCGTGCAGCTCTGGTACATTCGAGATATCGAATTCAATATGATAGTCTGGCGCGTAGCGAGCGAAGAACCGCGCATTAAAACCATCCTGTATCAGCTTGAGATAGGGCATTATGGTATCTTGCCAGAAGATACGTTTCTGCCCCATCAGCGTCGCGTAATTAAGGTCATCCGTGATGCCGACGATAGACTTTGGAATCTGCCATATTGCCAGCACTTCCTCGCGGTTGTATCGTCTCGCCTCCAAGAATTCCATATCCTTCTGCGAGAACGAGACAGGCATATATGCCATGCCCTTCTCTAATATCGCGAGCTTGCCAGCCTTGCCAGCGCCGAGATGCCGCGCTTCCCATTGTTTGCGCAGCGCCGTCACCTGCGGCTCGTTCAATGGCGCGTCGATGGTTAAAATGCCAGACGGTGTCGCGCTATTCGAGAGCATTGACTTGTTATAATTCTGCGCGGCGTAATCGGTATCCATCGCGAGACGCGCAGCCGTTACTGGCGACATCCCGTATATCACGTCATATGGATTGTAGAGCTTTAGGTGTACTATCTCGTCAGCTTCAAACGTTCTCTTGTCTCGCGTCTGAAGCTCCCACCCGATGACCTGATTATTATTGTCCAGCTTCGCCCGCATCTGAGAGCGCGAGAACACCCAAAGCTGGTCCGGGAATCCACCGCGCTGCTCGTTCCACGGAACGACAAACGCATTACCATCAAGCGCAAGCATCGTCGCTATCGCTTCCTTTAGCTGATAGCCTGAGAGCTGCGGGTTGGGATTGTTAAACAGCGCTGTAATGTCGCCCTTTTCTTCTGCGCTTTCGCCGCGTAAAATCTTAAGTGGTATCTGAGAAATGGCAACCGCTATCTCGCGTACAGCCACATACACCCAGCCATACTCAAAGTAGGGGTTATTTACCTTTCCCTCTGCCGTCTGTATATCAAGCCCGCGCAGGAACGTACGCTCCCACGCAGTCGCTTTCGTCGCGGTATCTTTCGAGAAAAGGGCATTATAGGCATTGGTCAATCGCGTCAGAATGTCCATAATTCGCCCTTATATAACGTAGATTGCTGGCGCTACACGATGCGCAAGGTGTGTATATATCGCGTACCGCATAGCATCCATCAGGTGGTCCTCAAATTTAATAGGCTCATCATGCACGCGATTATCCTTATCCTTCTTCCACCTGTAGCCAGCGCGTTCTTCGTTCAGATTGACGTTAGTTGGTAGTGTGTGAATCTTAAGGCGCTTAATAAAGTCGATGCCGTCCTTAACCGAATTCTTACCCTTGTAAGATTCGAGCGCATAGAATCCTGCGCGGCGCAGCTCCTCTATCCTGTCGGGCTCCGCTGAATCGCAATAGATAATATCGGACGGGGTGATATCCATCTGCTTAAGCCGCGCTATCAGGTCGGCGTTGGTAAGCCCGGACTCATAGAGCCGCTCAACCAGATAGATGTTCTCCTTATCCTTTATCTGTACTTCAACCAGAGCAGTAGGATTATTAAAACCGAAGTCAAGACCAAAGATTCGCTCATCAGCCAATGGATACTGTTCCAGCGTCGTAAACGGCGAATAAATAATCTCACCCGCCTCAGCCCATAAGCCAAGCCCGTATATCTTCCAGTAGGTCTCGTCGTGCGCCTGCAGCTCTTGGAGCTTTTTAACATATGACTCATCAAGAAACGGGTTGTCCTGATACGTCGAGTGGATGGGTATAATGCCCTGCTTGATAATAAGCTCTTTGTTAATCCATCCGTGAACGTCAGTCGGGTTCAGCGCGAGTATCATTTGGTTATGCTCGCCATCTCCCTTCGGCGCTGACATACGAATGGATAATTCCATGAAGTCGGCATAGTCGAATTCGTTTGCCTCCTCCATAAATACATAATTCCACTCAGTCGATTTTATCTTCTGCTCGTCATCTATCCCGGTAAAGAGGACGTAATTGTTCTTAAAGGTGTAGACCAAATCGCTCTGGTTGTGGTGCTCAGGGTTGTAGGCGTTGTAGTCCTTTAAGAGCTTTATGAAAACCTTATAGGCAGAATTCTTAAGCGCGGGTCGGGTCTTGCGCGTGATAAGAATGTTCTTATTATTCTCAAAGAGCATCTTGCAGATAAGGTACTGCAATATGGCGTAAGACTTTCCAGAGCGCGTTCCACCAAGAAGGATAACAATCGGGTCCTTACAGTCTCGAAGGCTGTACCAGTTCTTGGTTACTTCCATCCGTATCTTCTGCTTCGCCATGCCCTTTCCGGTTTCCGGTTGCCGGTACTATCTGAAGGATGATATCCCCACAGGTGTCGAATTCTACCTGGTGCCGTTCTGCATACCCTCGCGTCTTCCCCTTGTGCTTCAAAAAGAATTCAATCGCCCAGCGCTGTTCGTCGTTAAGCGCCTTCACCAGCTTTATCTCGGCGAGGTCAAGATAGTATTCGCTTATCTCCATCACGCAGTCCTGAAGGTACGGTGACTCCTTCACGCGCTTCGATATCGCCTGCTGCGTGACTCCAAGCAGCTCAGCAGCCTTCGTCTGAAAGCCACCAGCTTTTCGTAATGCTTCCGCAATCTGTTCTTCCGTATGCCAAGCCATACAACTTTTAACAACCTCTCCATCATAATCGTCTGTAAACGCAAATCGTCATTTCCAGCCCACTTTGCGTTTCAGTACGATTGCCTCCACGGTATCACACCCCGTATCCCGCCACGCGGGTTGTCCACGTCTCCACGATAGCGCGGGATGATATGGATATGCGTGTGCATAATCGTCTGCCCCGCATACTCGCCATTCTTTATTCGAGCAGTCAAGTATGTCTGCGAAGAGTATATTCCAGAGCATTGTCAGAACTGCAAGCTCTCAACGTCAAGCTGCGACAACGAGTGCGATATCTGCCCCGGCATATCCATCTAAGGAGAAACGACAATGACCAATCCAGAGCTGTACTCAGATGAGAGCTTTATCCCGACCCGCTGGACGGTCAAGTGGGATGAGCCAGACGCCAACGGCGTCACGACCACACCGCGAAAGATAACCTTCACGAAAGCCGACGCCGCTGAAAGGACGGCGAAAGGACTTCGGGAAATGGGGCTTTACCCGACCATCTTCGAGAGCTAAAAGAGACGCCAGACCATAAGCGCCCGTATCCATCGCGATACGGGCGCTTTTTTGTCGATGACGTACTATACCTGCTTTTTCAGGATTTTCTTCCATATCACAACCTGACTGCCTTCTGGCCGGTGTAATCTTCCCACCGCTTGACGATGACGTCGCAATAATGGGGGTCAATTTCGCACACAAAGGCCACACGTTGCGTCTTTTCAGCGGCAATAAGGGTTGACCCGCTGCCAGCAAAGAGGTCTAGCACAAGCCCCCCCCGTTGCGAGCTGTTTTGCATTGCAATTTCACCGAGTTTTACCGGTTTCTGCGTGGGGTGTAATGGCGAATTGTGCGGCCTGTCAACCTCCCACACTTCTGTCTGCTTTCTGTCCCCACAATAACTGCTTTTGCCAAACCACCCGTAAAAGCACGGCTCATACATACGTTGGTAGTTGGCCGGACTTAGCACTAATTGCTGTTTCTTCCATACAATGGTCGCAGACCAGTGGCATCCCGTTTCTGTTAGCCACAGGCGCATCTTCATTCCTTCGGGGTCGGAAGCACCCCACATATAAATGTCGCCAACATTAAACTCTTTAAAAATTAGAAATATGTCCTTGCAGAATGTCTCCCATTCATCGGGCGTCTGCTTGTCGTTTATAATTGTCCTTATTTTAAAAGTCGGATGGTTTTTGTTTGCGCCATAATCAACATTATACGGCGGGTCGGTAAACACCATGTCGGCCTTCTTGCCGTCCATCAGCCGCTCCACATCCTCCCGCTTCGTGCTGTCGCCACACAGCAGCCGGTGCTTGCCTAATTGGTACAGGTCGCCCGTCTTGGTAACGGGTTCCTCTGCCACCTCTGGCACAGCATCGTCTGCATCTGTTGCGGGATACGGGTCATAGTCAATAATGCCCTTTAACTCAGCCTCATCAAACCCCGTTATCTCAATGTCAAGCGCGCCGGTGTCAATCTCGGTGATTAAGTCCTTCAGCTTCGGGAAGTCCCACTCGGTAAGCTCGGCAAGACGATTGTCTGCTATGTTATACGCCTTCGCGGTCACGTCATCGAAGTCAAGATAGATGACCGGCACTTCATCAAGCCCCGCCTGCTTCGCGGCTTCGACTCTGGCGTGACCGGCGATAATGGTATTGGTTCCCTTCTGGACCAGCACCGGGTTGGTATATCCAAAGCGCTCTATCGACGCCTTTAAGCGACTGATAGCCTTCTCTGGATGTACCCTCGGATTGTACGGGGCGGGATTAAGGTCTTCAATTTTTGCTGTCTTAATCTTCATTTCAGACATCTGGCAATAGCTCCGGTCTGGTTGCCTTCGCTTTGTTGTATGCTTCATCCATCAGCTTGCCAATTTCTTCTGCTGATACGCCAGCCGCTATCAGCCGCAGCATATAACCCTGCAAGAGCAGGACCAGCGCTTCACTTATGATGACCGCTTCGATCCCCATATTCAATCCTCCAATGCGCCGACAAGACGGTTTATCAGCTCGGTTAGCTTCCGCTGAACGTCGTCAGGAGGAAGCGTTCCGGTCTTGGTATATTCTGCCACCATCAATACCAGCGGCTTTAGCTCAATAAGAATTTGCTTCTTGACTCGCAGCGCATCGCGCTGGCTTTCGGATATGTTCTGATTAATCATCTCGGGCGTGACGAGAGAAAGGTCAGCCTTGATAGCCGCCTTCTTGTCTTCCGTCAGCGAAGGGTCAAGCACTTGGTCCAAGTACAAATCGTACTGCGCCTGATAGACGTTTAAAGCCCACAGCGTCTTCTGCTCAGGGGTGAGAGTGGCGCAGGCGGCAATCGCGCAGATAAGCGCTACAGCCAAAATGTATAATCGTCCTCTTTGCATTTTCTCTCCTTCTCGCAGTCGCGCTCTAATAAAGTTAAAATTACAGATAAGATTATCGCCCCGGCAACGAATACAGCCGGGATGGCTATCATCGTAACCATCGCATATTTTGCAACGGTTATAATCGTTTCGCACCACATTGGCGTCTCTCAATCTCGTATTCAAGATAGCGGATGGCCTTGCGCAGGTCCTCGATGTCGTTGCCCTTATGGTCAGCTCGCCAGATATACTTGATGGCATTGCCGAGACAGAAGTTAAAATGGCGCGTAACGTCGATGCACTCGATTCCCGAAGGGTGCGCGGTGTAATGCTTAGGATGGTTCACCGTGTCGTTATTCTGCAACGGATGGGCGGTACAGTATTGCACAGGGCCTTGCGCGTCTACTGCGATTCGCACATGGTCGTTAGTATTGCTGCCGCTGCCGTTGTGCATGAATACCTCTTGGTTATTAATGCAGGGTGTGGCATACATGGTGGCGATAACACCTTTTGTCATGCGCGTTTCAAATGGCATATCAGCGGTATTTCGGACTCCACGCAATAAGCATCTGAAAGTCCTCTGTATAGTATTCATCATATGTGGCAAGCAGCCTCGAATTGAATCGCTTGACAGCATCCGTGTAATGCGCCGGGGGCAAATCGCCTGACAGCTTAATCACATCACGCAGGCTTCTTGCGAGTTCGATTGCGTCCAGCACCACCTTTAGGGTCTTTAACAGCATCGCGCTCCTTTAGTATCTCGATATTTTCAGAAATGATATTTACAGCGACGTATCGCGCTCTGCGTAATACGGTTCAAGCACCACATGAATATCGCGCAAGTCCTGAACGTCATATTTACAATGCTCGAATATCTCGTTAAGAGCTACCTCATCTCCAAGCACGGCATCAAGCCACCTGTCATAATTGAAGCGCGTCTTTCTGGTAGAGCCTAAGAGCTGCGTCGCCATATTCTCTAGCGACCTACTCGCATACTTGAATTTCTTCCCCACATAATAGAGGTCTTTGTGATACTTCGCTCCATGCTCTATAAACTGAAGACCGTGCTTGACCGCGCGGGCCCGCATCCACGGGATATCGAAATTGGAACCGTACCATGTGTAGATGCGGTCAAATTCCCGCAGGTGGTTCACACACTCCTCCACCAGCTTCTTATCGCGCCCGCCCTTCTTGTCGAATATCTCATCCGGTGTGATTGAGCGCCCGTATATCTCGTCGCTGTCAGCGTCAAGAATACAGTAGCAGAGCAGCATCCCACGGTCGGCGTTAAAGCCGCTCGTGAACGTCTCAATATCGAAGTAGCCACGGCGCTCGCGCCACTTGACTTCTTCGAGATAGCATTGATAATGCTCAAGGTATGTGTGGCGATGCTTACAGTGGTGCTGGCTCAGGTAGATGATATCAGACCGCTTAAGCCGACCAACGGGCGCAATCAAGCGTTCTCCTTGCTAAGGGCTTTTGATGATAGCTCGCTCGCAACCGCGCAGCGAATTCGCTCAACGTCGATATGCTTCCCCGGGCAGGCCGTCTTCGCAAAGTGGTTGTGTGGATAGATATGCTCAAACGGAATCTTGTGCTGGTCACACAGCGACGCGCAGAAGCTAATCAACGTCACCATCGCCCTCTGCTCAGGCGCTTCTTCTTCGTAATTCCCCACGACGCAGATACCGATACTGTCAGAATTGCGCCCGATACAATGAGCGCCAGCCATGTTAATCGGCCTCCCAACGACAACCTCGTATGCGCTGCCCAGCTTCTTAATCAGGTAATGGTACGCGATATCCTTATAGCCGCGCTGCGCGATATGGTACTGCCGTATCCCGTCAACCGGGAATTCAATCGGCGTAACGCTGTGGTGGATGATAATGTTCTTCCACGCAATCATTTTTTAAGCCACGCATTACACTTGGGGTTCTTCCAATCGCTCAGCCACAGCTTGTTATAGGCAAGAACGTCGTACACGTTGGTTGTCCCGTCCAGCGTGACATCAGCAGGGCAGTCCGCGTCAAGATTGATTCTCGGATTCGCGGGAGCAAAGGGCGGAGTGGTGTCGGGCGGCTCAGGAATAACGTACCGCACGACGGCGGAGCGTGCGCTCTCGTTACCGGCAAAGTCAAACGCTGTAAGAGCAAAGTAATAACCATCTTGCGACTCATCGAGTGGATAGCAGGTGTCGGTTGTCTCAGCGAGAAAATTCGCGGTCGCAAAATTATCGGTTGAGTAATAAACCCGATAGCCAGCAAGGTCTGTCTCGGTGTTGGGGTCCCATACAAGACTCGCGCCGAAAGCCTGCGCTGCTACAAATACAATCGCGATAGCAAATAAAAATTTCTTCATCACACAATCCTCCATGTCTTTAATGCTGTCCGCCGTTTTTCTTTATTTCTTCTATGATGACTCTGGTATTATCGCGCAGCTCGTCCCATATCTTATCAAGCTGGCAGCGGATATAATTCAGCTCTTTGCTCTCTTGCTCGCGGACCACTTGGCAGACGGTGATATCAACCTTCTTCTCAGCAAGGTCTTTAATCTTCCCGACCAGCGTCTTATAGATGACTCCGATAAGGATTATTACAATCCCGCCGGTTGCGAATGTATCAAGATACTCTGTCATGGTCTGATGCCTCCGCTTCGGCCCCCGACCTTCGACAGAATCTTCTCGGCACTAATAGCGCCGCTGTACCTGCCAACTTCACGCTCGTCAATTTCCACCACCACGGTTGGCGTAGAAAGGACGCCGCGGTATGTAGCTTCTGCAAGACCCTCTGCTTCGTCGATACTATGAACAGAGATATCGCATCCTTCGCCTTTAAGAATCTCAATCTCTCGCTCGGCACCCCTACAGAGAGGGCAATCGTTGCTCTTGAAGTAATGTAATCTTTGCTGCACTTTGGACATAGCTCTATCATCTCTCCTCTTGGTCCGGTATCAGTCGCGATAAATACGAACTGATGGCAACGGGGGCATCTGTTCTCTATCCTGCTATCTCCACAAGTGCAATCTTGCCTTACGCAATATCGTATGCTGTACGGCAGCTTCTTGCCGGTGCGCTGAATATTATGTGAATACACGCCATGCGCGTATTTCCAGCGCGGCTTACATCCGGTTATCAGATTCCGTATGTGTCCTAAAGCTCCCGTCACACCTAACCCTATCTTTCAATTCTGCTCGCTTCCCGGCGTTCCACGAACCGACCTTGCTGAAGTATCCGGTCACGCGCGTTATCTGGTCTACCTGTAGACCCCTGTTGATTTCAATAAGAAGCTCATTCTCGGTTATGGTGTTCATCCGCGCCCGCGTTATTGCGGTGCAGTTGCCATCTTGCTGATACCAGGGTAAATTTGTATTCTTAAAATAAAAATTTTCCTTATCGTATGCGTATTCAATATGCCTATGTTTAATAAGAAAATCGTCAAGCTCTGCCGGTGTCATTTTTCTATGATACCCACTTCGATAAACAACTTGCGCAAGTACGTTTCAATCTTTCTGCGCTCGCTATCGACAATAAAATTGTTAATGGTCCGGTTAGGGAAAAGAACCTTCAAGCGCCGCGCGATACCATATCCATCAAGGTTCTCGCGATAAGCGCAGTATATGATTGCGTGCTCAAACGGCGACAGGATTTTAAGGTAGTAACCGATGGTCGCTTTCGCGTCCATGCTGTCGGTATCAAACCTATTCACCCCGTCGATTTGAGGACGTGAGAAGTCAAGCACCCGAGTATGCTCGTGCGTCTCGTCAAAATAAAACTGAAGTGCCTGCTTTACTTTCTTGAACCTGATAGGGGGCGCCCTCTCTATTCAGGTTAGTGTTTTTATTTTCCAAGCTCGCGAACACTAAACGAGCTAAGGCAAGGAGTCCTCGCCATACTCATCATTAATGGGCTGCTTTATAATCACATAAGTGCCGTGCTTCTGTTGTACGAAGTCATCCATATTTCTGTAGCGAAACGTGCGCGGCTTCTGTTTGCGATAATCCTGATTCACATATTGTTCAGCAGCCTCACACAAAGTCCTACACGTTAATCGCTTCTTACAATCTCTACAGAGTTTCATCGCGCAACCCCTCTATATACGTCCTCGCTTTTTGAGCCGTTTTACTCATTATTTTTTCCAACTTTTTTAGCTTACGAGATACGGTCTGTTGTGAAGTACCCAAAATAAAAGCAATTTCTCGCTGACGAAGCCCTAAAATCTTCGCGCGAAAAATTGCCTTTTCCTGTAGAGTGAGTATTTTTTGGAGCTTGTTGTAGAAGGTTCTTTCTTCTTCTGAAAGACGTATAGGCATGACGGACAACCTCCTTGTGGGTAGAAGCCGTCCGTGAGTGCGGGTGGGCAGTTAGCAGATTGTTGCGGGTTTAATTGAGCTTATTCACATAATCGTCGAATGAGCCAATCTTGTCTTCGCCGGTAACCTTATACTCCGGCTTGTCCGGTTTCTTCTCTGCGCTCTCGTCATCATCGCAGAACAGGTCTTTGACTATGTCGGGCTTGTAGATTATCGCATTGTGGTGCAGGCAATCAGGGTTCTTGCTCACGAAGATGATAGCGATATCATCTTCAGTACAGGGGCAGCTCTTGTTTGCATACATGGCGAGCTTCTCTCCGACGTGCAGCGTCAATCCAAAAAATCTTATCCTTGTCTATCATGGCTTCCTCCATCTGTAGGTTGATATGTTAGCTTCTTTCTTTTCACCAAGGTGAATCTTGAACGTCTCGAAGTCAGGCGCGATATGTATGTGCGCTGGCCTTGTCTCCCCACATACCTTTATCGCTATGTTGCAATACCCGCCCGCGAATTCTCCGACCGACTGTAACAGCGTGGGGTTGAGCCACTCGTCTTTTAATCTCGCGAGCGTATCGCTTATCACGCGCCGGTTATATTCCCCCTCCGTCATACAAGCACCTCCATCTGTTCGTCAATCACATCCGTTATCCCAGCCCGCTGCGCGTTCTCTATCAGCTTGACTATCTCCCACGCGTAGCAGCAGAGCTGGGTGGATACAAACACGATATCGTTCTTGTGATGCTGGCCGTCGATATGAAACACGACTATCGGCTTCTTATCAGACGGCGCGTTGAGCTTCGCCTGCGTCATAGCGTTTCTGACAAAGGCGTATTCCCGGTCAATATACGCAAACGGGAAGCTGCCCTTTGCCTCAAGCCGCTTCAGTATCGGCTTCGGTATTGAGCCGGGGCCGCGTGCTGGCTTCGTCTTCGTCTCTATGCTGAAGATGTTATGCCTGACATCTTCGCCGCCGAGCGTGCCAATCTTCTCGCCGCCCCAATACTTTGCCACAGCTCTCTCGTTTGCCTTACCTTTCCGCTTCGACTTCTTGCCCATGCGTCCCTCCTTGCGTTAGACAGTTTTGAAGGAGCGCGTCGCGCTCGTTCTCGCTGCGCACCCTCGATATATAGGTTCTCTGCATACCGAAGCATTCAGCAACCCTGCTTCCCGTCGCTCTTAATGGAGCCATCTTCTTTAGCGCCACATGGATTGCAAACCGGCGCAGGTAGCCAATCTTGTCTTCCTTCGGGAGCGCTTCCAGTATCGCCCACATAGCCTCCTCCATCGTCGATAACCCGCCAGCCAGCTCAGCACCGTTGACCACCATCACCGGGGCGTAGTTGATGTTTATCTTGTCACCCTCGCCAAGCGTGCCGAGTATCTTTTTCTTTCGCGCTCTGCTTCGATAAGTCCCCACTCGCGAGCGCACTCGGGTTTCGGGCATCCGCGAAGACTCCTGCGCCTACTGCTTGTATAGTAATACTCCTCACATATAGGGCATTTCACTATCCACTTCTTCGGCGTGTGGTCTTCGCTGATTTTCCATTGTGGCTTATAGACTCCGCGACTCGTTAAGATATTACGCACCGTGGTATCATCCAAGCCGTAATGGTCCGCGATATCGTTCGGGTCATCGCCCGATAGATAGCGCTGCTCAATCTCATCGTTGCGCAGCTGCTTCTTGATGCTCTTGACTTTCGCCCTGTAAAACGTCGAGCTGCCATATATGTGCTTCTCTGACATATCGTCCTCGCGATAGTGCTTGCACGTCTTGTCACACTCTATCGTGTCAATCCAATCTCCGCAGCGAATAAACTCACAGCGCTTGCTTCTCAACCTCATCGTCCTGCAGGCGCTCTCTGATATCCTCGCGTGATTGGTAGGGCAGTTAATCGTCATATTCTCTTTCATCCAATCCTGTATGGCTGTATTCATCTGGCACGTCCTCCCTGAATAATTCTGCAAGATACGCATTTAGTTTTACGGTTTCGATGACTGTTCCCATGTCTCCGGTGCGTCGCGCTTTACATACCTTGATAAGCGAATTGAGCGTTGAGCTAAGGCCGTTATCTGATACGCTTCTGTGAACGAATACGACCGTATCCGCCTCCTGTGCAACTAAAGAGCTATCGCGAATCCGATGCAATCCAATATCGTCGCTACTCTCAACCCTGCTCTTGGTCGTATGTGCGCAGAGGAAGATGATAATCTCGTTATCCACGCAGAGCCGCTTGAGTGTGCGTACAACCATTCCGATATCAAGGCTCGCGTTTACCAAGCGCGATACGTCGAATATGTAGTGCAGGTGGTCTATGAACACCACCTGTATGCCAAGCTCGTCTTTCCCGCGCTTAACGACGTTACAGAGCCAATCAATCGAATACGGCGTTAGATGCTCGGGCAGATAGAACTGAAGGTCTGCGCCGCTTCGCGCAAACTTCGGAAGAAAGAATCTCGGTGGAACCTCGAAGGTAAACCAGAGATTATTCACGCCCGCCTCACAGAAGTCTCTCGTGAGCGTCTGACTGAACAGCGTCTTGCCACACCCGGTAGCGCCCGTCACAACGACCAGCTCGCCCGGCGTGAAGCCTTCAATACATTTGTCAAGCGTGGGGAACGTACGCGTCCTGATAATCTCGATGGGTGGCATTTCTTCGATTTTCTTGAGCCACTCGAAATTCGAGATTATCCTTACTTCCTGAGCGTCTCGTAAAATTGTTTCATCTGCAGTATTGTAGCGTGGCATAGATAAATCACCTCCTCACATTCACGCTTTAAGGTTGGATACTTCTTCATTAGGCGTCGCGCCTCCGCTATCTCCCTCGGTAGCGCTTCGCTTATCTGCTGCAGGACATACTGCGCCAGCTCCTTCATCAATAACTGCAAGCTCTGTTCGCCGTCCTCGTACTGCCGCCCTGTAGTGTGGTTCGCCGGTAGCGGTAGTCTCTGCTCGCTGTCTTCGCACGTTTGAAAGTAATCGCTCAATGTCTCCGTTAACTGTTGACTGCGATACGGTACTGCGCTCGTGTCTCTGCTGTTCTCGTTCAAGCCAGTTTTTAATGAATCGAGCATAGTCTTTCTTCCTCCGTCCCGGGTTGTCGTCGAGCCACAACTCCATCCGGCGGAGGTTGGTGGCTAACGATTGGTCACTAAGGCAATACGTTGACATAAGTTTCTTCGCTCGCTCTACCGATACGGTGAAATAGGCGCAGGTAAAAAACGGCGTTCCCTCCATAGTATTATTTTCTTTCTTTGAAGTAGAAGAAGAAGATAGGGGCGTTATATTGCCGTTTAATTCCCGTTTTATTTCCGTTTTATTTCCGTTTAATTTTTGCCTTTCCTGATGCCGCTCGAATCGCAAGTGCGCGTTTTTTCTTTCTTCTTCTTCTCGCACCATCCTTCGAGACGTTAATGTGACCCGTCCGTTTTGTACATCGCACTCGCAAATTTTTTGAGCTTGCAGTCTGTCTAAAATTTGCGAAAAACGAGCACGGCTGATTCGTAACATCCGGGCGAAGTCTGATGGGGTTCCAGAGATAACACCCCTCTCTTGACTCCACCACATGGCGCATAAGATATCTATCCAAGCGCCCTTTACGTCGAGCGAGAGCATCGCAGTATCTCGTGCCCAATCGCTCGGGTAGAATTGAAATGCAGGATTCTTTCCCATAGTGCCTCCTTTCCCTATTGCGTTGAGATAGTATTATTAAGTTTTACAAAACCGACTTCGCGTTCGATAACTCTTATGGGTACGCACCTACCGTACGCATCATTCATTTGTGTGTACTTCTTCTGCGCCCGCTCGGGAAAGCGCGTCAGATGCCCGTCGGCGAGCGCCCATTGTTTTAGCTTAGGGAACGATATGACGTAATGATTCTTTGTATCGAGGAATAGATACCAGAGGAAGTCTGCGTCGAGCGTATAGAGCCAGCCACGTCTTCCGCGACTCTTATTGCTCCACGTTTCGAGGAACAGATTGCCCGTGTGCTCGCGCCGCTCGGTCTTAAGCTCGATGCCTAACACTCGACCGTCACGCGAGTTGATAAGGAAGTCCCCAACCGTTGACTGAAGCATCTTGGAGAGTCTTCCCAAATGTACATTTCCTAACGTTGGTCTCCGGGCCCGTCCCATGACGCCGGCATGTGTCGGTTTGGGTGGATGATTCGGGCCCACTTTTCGGGCTCGTCTTGATCCATTGGATGCATATCTTGTCCAGCTAAGCACCACCCTTCTTCTGTCTCTTTTGGACCGCCTTCTTCACTAATCTCCCATGAGTCATAACAGACAACATAAGGTAGTCCGTAGAATAGTCCCAAAATCCAAGAGCCGTCTTTCGGAGCGGGCCCGTCTTGCCATGCCCCGGCAGCCATCGTATCCGCGATGTGATCAACGGCAGCCTTGTAAACTCGTGTTTTTGCTGCCGTTTCCAATCCTCGCAGCCATTCCGAAAAGGCTGTCCTGGTGATGATTTCCCAATCCTCCATGTCGGTGATCTTCATTTCACCGGAAACGATCTTGTCGAACACTTCCGCCGGAATTACGTGGGCATTTCCGTCCAACGTAGGCACGCACAGATGAGGCTTGTTGTCTTCAATGTCTTCTTGCATTGTCGTATCTCCTTGGTATCGCTTGTTTTTCGTTAAGCC